GGTGTCGCTCCCCCAACCCTAGGAACTATCATGAGCAAAGCACAGTTTGACAAAGTGATCCTAAGCATCGACCACAACAAGTTCATCGTGCCGAAAGAGGCAGCGATGGCGATCTTCGAACTCTTTTCTGGCCACGATGTTTACAAGATCCAGACGTGGTATTCCAAAGACTACATGAACAACAAGGAGATGGCAATACCGCTGAAAGGCGACAACATGCCCAGCATCAGCACGGTGGGTCCGGTGCAGTTCGCAACGATGCGGGCCAACGCCGAGGCCAAGGAAGAACAGGAGCGGGCGGAACAGAGAGCCAAGAAGGAAGCCAATGCTTGACCCCAAGCGCAACCCCAAGTCGTCCTACCACATCATCCCTTCCATGGACCTACCTCTGGAGTACGTCTGCATCACGACCTACCCACCGATGCCTGAGGAGGTACGCACCGGTACCTATCGCCGTGATGTGCTGCCCCGGTGGATGCTTGAGGCGATGGCGCTGCTGGACGCTGGGCACCCTGAGACAATCTACAACATCGGCGTGCGGGTAGGTGAAAATTCTTACTGGATTGAGCCCATCGAGGGTTGACAGCGGTGGGATGAGTTGGTAGAGTCGACCCACCAATCAACGGAGTAGCCGTCAATCAAGCACCGAGCCCGGTGCGCTAACCCTTCGCCCGCTGCTACTCAACGGGCGCATCAGAGGACAACATGTTCCAAGTCGAAGCAGACATCTCCATCCCCAAGGGCACCCGCCCGGGCCGTCGTGGTACCACGTTCCCGTTCGCTGACATGGGAGTCGGTCACTCTTTCCTGATCCCTTTCGACACGGCTGGTGACGAGGGCAAGAAGCTGGTGGACTCGTGGCGGCGCAAGGTGCTGAACGCACGGAACCGGTTCAACGACGTGCTGATGACCGACGCTGGGTACGGTGGCAACGAGATTGAGACCCGCACCGCCATCATGTCCGATGGTTTGCGCGTGTGGCGCACCGCCTGACAGGTCCCTGGTTTCATCACTCAACGCTCTACCCCGGTAGGGCGTTTTTGTTGGCTAAACGCTTTTGGAGAGCACAAATGACAAACAAAATTGCACACAAGATCAAGAAGCTGGACGGCTTTCGGGGCGAAGCGGAGCTGTTCCGCATGGAACCCCCACACGAGAGCCACGAGTACGTCGTGGTCAGCGCTATCAAGCCCAAGCCCAGGGGCATGCCTGAAATCGACAACATCCCGGGACTCCTCGATCCCGAGACGTACATCTTCGGTGCCCACTCGGACGGCGTGGTAGCGGAGTGGCTTGAACTCCCGGGCAGCTTCAAGGGTGCGATGGACATCCCGCAGGCACTGCGCAACGCAGGGTATGAGGTGGCCGACGCACGCCTGATTGCCGCAGCCCCCGGTTTACTCCAGTGCCTGGAGGAGCTGCTCGCTGTTATTCACGACAGAGAACGCGACGACGCCACTATCGCCGCTGTCAACGCGGCGGAAGGTTTGATCGCACAAGTGCGAGGTGACGAATGAACACCAAAATGCTACGACGTGCCCGGGCTCTTTGGGCCTCGGGCGACCGCCGCCTGGATCGGCACAATCAGCGGGCATGGGTACGCGCCCTCCGTCGGCTGGGTGACAAGTGGCTACTCGCCACGCACGTGCCGAGAAAGGAGTTGGTATGAGCGGTGGGTATTTCGACTACGAGCAGTGTCGCATGCAGAACATGGCGGACCGACTTGCGTCCGTTATCGAGACCAATGACGAGTTCAGCAAGGAGACACTGGCAGAGTTCCGCAAGGGGCTCGTGCTGCTCATGGCGGCAGCGGTGTACCTAGAACGTATCGACTTCCTGCTCTCTAGTGACGACAGCGAAGAGACGTTTCACAAGCGGCTGAAGGAGGACATGGAAAATGGTTGACAAATACGAGCCGACAGTGCGTCGACTCCCCAAAGGTGCGGACCAGCAGGGGCGCTATCCCGAGGCAGCAGAGTCCTGCACCGACGTCGGGCAGGACGACGAAGAGAAGCCCGAAGAGGACACGATGTGGTTCTGGGTCGTGGTCGTCGCGATCTTCACCGCCGTCGTGGTGGCGGCTGCTTGGGAGGGGATGGCATGACAACACTGCGTGATGCCGTTCAAGAGTTCATTACCGACTACGACTGTGGTGGGTGCGGCCACTTCGCGGCCTATGCCGAGCGTTTCCGCAAGCTGCTGGCGCAGGAAGATGTCGCGCAAAACCTCCAGTCAAGGCTGGACGCTGCCAAGCGCCTCGAGGAGCGCAGGCAGGAGATATCTCAGCCACCCGAAGCCCTGCGGTTGGCTGATGAATTAGAAGCGCCTGTTGGCACGCAGTCAACTTACAGCGCTATACAACAAGCAGCCGCTGAACTGCGCCGGTTGCATGCGGAGAACGCAGCCCTCACCGCCGCCCTGGCCTCATCCTGTGACGAGCAGCGGCATGAGTTGTGGGAGAGCGGCGGCGTCGCCGGGTGTGAGCGCGCCCGGGTGGCGGAGAGGCAGTGCGAGGCGCTGCACGCTGACGCCGAGCGCTACCGCTACCTGCGCAACCGCAACCCGCAAGAAATCCTTCCTGTCATCGGCAATGCCGCAGGGGTGTGGATCGACTGCGACGACGAAAACGGGGAGTTGACGCTTCTCACCGGCGAAGACGCTGATGCCGCTATCGACGCGGCGATGGGGAAGACATGACCGACCTACGAACCGCCGCCCAGCAGGCGCTGGAGGCGTTGAAATCCGTGCAAGACCATAGACCAAACGATGAAACAAATGCTGCGGTCACTGCCCTCCGCGCCGCGCTGGCGCAGCAGGATGAGCCAAAGGGAGGGGGCAATCTGCCACCCCCCTTGCAGGCCGAGCCGGTGCAGGACCAAGACGACATCCTGCGCATGGCGCAAGAGGCTGGAATTATCTGGTGGTCGTCAGACCAAACGTTTTTGCTTACCCGCTTCGCCTCCCTCGTCGCCGCAGCAGAGCGCGAGAAAGTCGCTCACTGGATGCGCAGCATGGGCTACGCCACCGGCCACGGCGACACTATTGAAGATCTGCTGGACCACCTCGGCACGCAGATTGCCGAGGGGCGGGAGGTTGAGGCGTGTGCCGACATCTGCGACCAGCACGCCAGCGTCGAGGGTATTGCGCAGCGGTGCGCGGAGCAGATCAGGGCGAGGGGCAAGACATGAAACAACGCACCCGCATCCGTAGGATGAAAGACCACCTCTACCCGTGGTGGATTTACGCTGACCAGCAACGCAAGGCGTGGGCACAGGTGCGAGCCGCTGGCGTCAAAATCAGTAACGCGCTGCGCGAGGTTTACGAAAGGGCACGAACATGACCCTCCCCGCCGACGTAGCCCGATGCGCAGGGTACGGTGCTGAAGAGTGCCGAACCTGCCGCCGCTACACCGACCCGCCGCATGAACGGCAGGCATGGACAGGCCCGTGGGAACTCGAAGGCGTTCCCTGTGAAATGAGGATACCCGTATGCACGACCCAGTCAACCATCCCCAGCACTACACCGAGCACCCGTCAGGTGTCGAGTGCATCCAAATCACCGAGCACATGAGCTTTTGTCTTGGCAACGCCGTCAAGTACATCTGGCGTGCAGACCTGAAACACGACGCCATCGAGGATCTCAAGAAGGCCCGGTGGTATATCGACAGAGAAATTCAGAGGAGAGAAGGTGGCAAGAGCTGACAACATCAAGAGGTGGGCGGATATGCTAGCCCTGTGGGTCAAGGCCCCAAGGACTGTTGACGAACTCGCTTCACTGACCGGCCTCGACAGAGGGGTCATCTACCGCTGGCGCAAGGTGTTAGAGGATGAGGGCCTGATCACAAGGTGCGGGAAGACAGAGGTCAACGCCATCATATGGGCCTGGAACCCACCAACGAAGGACAACCCATGATCGAACTCATCGCCGCTGCTAACCTTATCGGGGCTTTCGCCCTGCTGTTGTGGAGAGAACGATGACACCGCTGATAGCTACTATGTCAGGCCTTATTTCAAAAGAGGGGGCGTTTGACATAGCAGATTTCCATTGGTTTGAGTTAGAAATTACGAACGAAATCGCAGAACTAAGGGCAGATTTACTATGTGGTAACTTACCTTTCCCAAAGGTAGCCTTAGTTTCTGAAGTAAATAATGACCCGTTTGTGGTATTTGTTTCTCAACATGAAAGTGTAACCCGTGGAACACCATTTATGATGGTGAGAGGTAGTTTACATGTGTCCAAAGAGTTTGATTACAAACCAGACGACTTAGGTAATGCGGGCAATATTGATGTAAGACACACAGACGGAACACCCTTCGACTATAAGAAAAATGGCGCTACCGGTTTTATCGGTTTCATAGCCCAGTTTTTGAAGAAGCTAGGAGCCCGCGCCGAGACAGGCTATTTACCAGTAAAACGCGCCAACCATGCCAAACGGATTCGCCAAGGTAAGGTACCGTTGTATGATTGGAATACCATCGTTGTAGAACCGCCGAAACCGAAGGCAGAACCTCAAGGGGGCACACACACAAGCCCCCGTTGGCATGAGCGACGGGGACACTGGCGCAACCTCAAGAACAACAAGCGTGTTTGGGTTCGCAACTGTGAAGTCGGCAACAAAGCGCGTGGTGCTGTCTTCCATGACTATGTCGTAAAGGAAACCGTATGATGCACCCCTCAGGACTTACCCTCGCCCGCTGGGCGTGGCCCTTCAAGACCGACGCGGAACGCGTACTAGTCGCACGGTGGTTCGCTAAGCAGGACCATACCCAACGCGGACAAGATGAGGAGGCACTCTTCTGATGCCATACAACACCGACCACCCACCGAAGATTGCGGACCTCATCGCACTCTTGATCAAGGCTCCGCGCACAGGACGTGAGCTTGCAGAACTGACAGGTATGCACCTGAGTACCACCCGTGCCTACCTCTTTGCTTTCCACGCCGAGGGCTTCATCCACTACGAAGAGCCTGCACATCCCACAAAACCACGCATCTACGTCTGGGATACCACGGCACTAGAACCGAGAAAACATGGCCAACACACCTGAATCCAAAGTCAAGGCGAAGGCCGTTGAGATCATCAAGAAACACAAGGGGTACTACTTCTACCCCGTCACGGGAGGCTATGGACGTTCAGGTATCCCCGACATCATCGTGTGTCACCGTGGGAAGTTCTTGGGCGTGGAGTGCAAAGCCGGGTTCAACAAGCCCACCGCACTACAAGACCAAGAGATGACTAAGATCGAACAGGCCGGTGGCACCGCTATGGTGGTGCGAGAAGACACCCTTGATCTGCTCGACCGCTGGCTCTGGGAGAACACGTAATGGAGGTAGTAACGCTAGATTTCGAGACGTTTTATGACCGTGAGTACAGCCTCACCAAACTCACCACCGAAGAGTACATCCGCGACCCACGCTTTGAAGTCATCATGCTCGGCGTGCGCTGGCCGGATGGGTCGAAGGAGGTCGTCTCTGGCACCCACCTTGAGATCAAGCAGTGGTGCGATGCAGTGCCGTGGGGGCAGTACGCGATCCTGTGCCACAACACGCTTTTTGACGGTGCCATCCTGTCGTGGAAGTTCGGGGTCAAGCCCCGCGTGTGGCTCGACACCCTCAGCATGGGACGCGGCATGTTCAGTGCCCGGAACAACTCCTTGGCGTCGCTGGCGAAGCGCTACCATCTGGAGGACAAGGGTACCTATGTCATGAACATGCTTGGGCGTAGACGCTCCGACATGTCGCCGGGAGAGTTCAAACAGTACGCCGAGTACTGCCTGCTCGATGTCGACCTGTGTCATGACTTGTGGCACCTCATGTCTAGTGGCTGGTACAACCCGACCGAAGGAGACATTCGAGGCCCCTACCCCATCGAGGAGTTGAAGCTCATCGACCTGCACATCCGCATGTTCACCGAGCCGATGCTCAAGCTGAACCGGGACAAGCTGGAGACGCACCTCGCAGCGGTGCGGGAACGGAAAGCGGAGTTGTTGTCAGCGGCAGGGGTTGAGGTTGACCTGCTCATGAGCAACCAGAAGTTCGCAGAGGTGCTCAAGGGCTTCGGCGTTGACCCGCCGACGAAGATCAGCCCGACCACGAACAAGCCCACCTTTGCCTTCGCCAAGACCGACCCGGGCATGAAGACCCTCCTTGAGCATGAAGATGAGCGGGTGCAAGCGGTAGCTGCTGCACGACTCGGCGTCAAGAGCACCTTGGAGGAGACGCGCACCGAGCGCTTCATCGGCATCTCGACCCGGGGCGATGCCTTCCCCGTGCCGCTCAAGTACGCCTATGCGCGAACAAAACGGTCATCTGGCGGGGACGGTATTAACCTACAAAATCTACCGTCACGAGGGAGTACGAATCTCAAGGCCTGCATCGAGGCACCCCCGGGCTATGTCATCATCGACTGCGACTCCTCGAACATTGAGGCGCGGGTGCTTGCGTGGCTGGCGGGGCAGGAAGATCTGGTCAACGACTTCGCCAACGGCGTTGATGTGTATTGCAAGCTGGCAACCAAGATTTACGGTAAGACCGTGACTAAGGCTGACAAGCTAGAGCGCTTCGTTGGAAAGACGGTGACGCTCGGCTGCGGCTACCAGACCGGCGCAGGCAAGCTCAAGGCGACGCTCAAGGCGGCAACACCGTCGGTCGACCTCGACATCGTAGAGTGTGAGAAGATCATCAACACCTACCGTGGCAGTGTGCCGCATATCGTTGACCTGTGGGCACGAGGGGAAGAGTCTATCCGCTCTATGTACAACGATGAGAGCATGTGGCTGGGGCGTGAAGGTGTGGCGCTGATCGAGGGCAAGAAGGGAATCAAGCTGCCCAGCGGGCTCTACATCAGCTATCCACAACTCCACCGTGCACAGGGTGAGCGCTTCGTTGAGTGGCGCTACAAAGATGACACTGGTGTGGTGAACATCTACGGTGGGAAGCTCATCGAGAACCTCACCCAAGCACTGGCACGTATCATCGTCATGAGTCAGATGCTACGCATCTCCCGTAAGTTACCCGTCAAACTCACTGTGCACGACAGCGTGATAGCATTGGCTCGCGAGGACGAGCGCCAAGCGGCGAGGGCTTACGTCGAGTCTTGCATGCGCTGGGTGCCTGACTGGGCACAGGGGTGCCCGCTCAACTGTGAATCGAAGTGGGGCTACAACTATGGAGAACTGCATGAAGACTGACGAGGTCATCGACTACGCTATGCCGATGATGAAGATAGAGAAGCTGTTGCGCAAAGCGCACGACCTGTGCCTTGAGCACCGCTACGCTGAAGCCCGTGAAGTGGCCTTGCATATTGGCACCGAAGCGCGTATCCTCCAGCACACGCTATCCATCATGGAGGACGGGCCTATGGCCCGCGCTGCCACGTCATGAGCTTGCCCGGACCTTGGTCGTTCTCGTCCCTCAAGTCGTTCAAGACTTGTCCAAAAAAGTTTTTTGAGATCAAGGTCGCGAAGAACTACAAGGAGCCTGAGTACACCGAGGCCACGCTGTACGGGTCGAACTTTCACGAGGCAGCGGAGCGGTACATCCGCGACGGAGTGGATCTGCCCGGGGCGTTCAACTACGTCAAGGGCCAGCTTGACACGCTCCGTGCGCTGCCCGGAGAGAAGTTCTGCGAGTACGAGATGGGGCTGACGAAGGACTTCGAGCCCTGCGGGTTCAAAGATCCGAACGTCTGGTGCCGGGGCATCGCTGACTTGCTCATCGTCAACCATGAGACCGGTGTTGCACGGGTCATCGACTACAAGACCGGCAAGTCGGCCAAGTATGCCGACACTGCGCAGCTCGAACTCATGGCCTTGATGGTCTTCAAGCACTTCCCGGAGATCAAGAAGGTCAAAGCAGGGCTGCTGTTCGTCGTGGCGAACTCGTTCAAGCCAGCGGTGTATGCCTCTGAGCAAGAGAAGATCTACTGGCAGCAGTGGATGGCTGACGTCAAGCGTCTTGAGAATGCACACCGTACAGGCGTGTGGAACCCCAATCCTTCGGGACTCTGTAAGAGACACTGTGTGGTGATGTCTTGCCCGCACAACGGGCTAAATGGAGGTTGAAATGCCTTACAAGAACAAGGCTGACCGCGACCATAAGAAGGAATACGCCGACTTCTTGGCGGATGGTGGACGTGCCAAGCAGTCCGAACGTCAGCGGGCGCGACGTGCTTGGGACAAAGAGAACGGCAAGGCGTCACGGAAAGGTAAAGCTCTCGACCACGTTACCCCCATCAAGGACGGTGGCAAGAGCAAGCCGGGGAACGTGAAGCTGAAAGGCTTCAGCGCAAACAGCGCACGCAATTTCAAGGGACCGAAGTCCGGGGGCTGACCCCGGGTTCTCCCTATACCGCCTAGCATCGCAAGGTGCTAGGCTTGTCCGCCCTTCGGGGCTCTGAGCTTGACGGACTTTGTCCCTCAAGCGGTTTCCGTTTGTCTAGGAGCGCAAGTGAAACAACATGTCATGGTAGATATCGAGACCCTTGGTACACGCCCGGGGGACATCATCCTGTCTATTGGCGCTGTGAAGTTCAGCGTCGAAGAAGAGATCAAGGGCGAGTTCTACGTCACGATTGACGCAGAGTCGTGCAAGGCAGCGGGCCTGCGGGCACAGAAGAGCACCCTTGAGTGGTGGAGTAAGCAGTCTGATGCGGCGAGAGAGGCTGCGTTCAAAGGTGGCACCTCGCTTGAGGTCGCCTTGATCAAGCTCGCGGTGTGGATGCCCCCGCTGGAGGACGCCGTAGTGTGGGGCAACGGTGCCAACTTCGACAACGCACTGCTGGCCGCTGCGTACCGGGCTATCAAGCACGATACCCCTTGGCATTTCTGGAATGACAGGTGCTATCGGACTATGTCCACTTTGTTCCTCAAAGATCGCATCGAGCGTGTAGGCACCGGACACGTCGCGCTTGATGATGCCAAGACTCAGGCGATGCGACTGATTCACATGGCGAAGAAGAGTAAGTTCGCTCTGGAGTAATGATGCAGATCGTTGACGACAAAGCCCTATTGTTGAAGCTCCGCAATCCACAGCGGGTGCTGAACACCATCCCGAAAAGCAAGTTGCTCGACGATGGTCATGTGCTTGTCCACTGGGGGCTGGATGAGGCGCGGGTGCTGAAGAACATCGGCATCAAAGGGGTGCCGTCCCCCATCGAAGGGCGCTACAAATGGCCGGGGCTTTACAAACCCTTCGACCACCAGCGGACGACAGCATCGTTCATGACGCTCCACAAGCGAGCCTTCTGCTTCAACGACCCGGGCACTGGTAAGACAGCCGCTTTCGCATGGGCTGCGGACTACCTGATGAACAAAGGCTACATCAAGAGAGCCCTCGTCATCTGCCCTCTGTCAATCATGTCCTCAGCATGGCAGGCGGATCTGTTCAAGGTGGTCATGCACCGACGCGTTGACGTGGCCTACGGCGACCGGCGCAAGCGGGCCAAGATCATTCAGTCCGATGCCGAGTTCGTCATCATCAACTTCGACGGCGTGCAGACGGTGCTGGAGGAGCTGAAGGCCGGTGGCTTCGACCTTGTCATCATCGACGAGGCGAACGCTGTGAAGACCGCGACGACCAACCGATGGAAGGCGCTCAACGAACTGATCACTTCCGACACATGGCTATGGATGGCAACTGGCACCCCTGCGTCCCAAGCACCGACCGACGCCTACGGCCTTGCCAAGATGCTGAACCCGGACTCGGTGCCGAGGTACTTCTACACTTTCCGCGACATGGTGATGTGGAAGGTCACGCAGTTCAAATGGAAGCAGAAGAACAACGCCGCCGAAATTGTCAACCGGGTACTCCAACCCGCCATCCGCTTCACCAAGGAAGAGTGCCTTGATCTACCAGAGCTTCTATACACCACACGGGAGGTAGAACTCACGCCGCAACAACTCAAGTACTACCGGTTATTGAAGGATCAGTTCATCATGTCAGCGGGCACCGAGACGGTGACGTCGGTCAATGCGGCTACCAATCTCAACAAGCTCCTGCAAGTATCCTCCGGTGCGGTGTACTCCGACGACGGCAACACCGTCGAGTTTGACATCACTAACCGATACAACGTTTTGCTGGAAGCCATCGAGGAGAGCACCCACAAGGTGCTGGTCTTCGTCCCGTACCGGCATGCCATCACGGTGTTGAACGAACGGCTCAAGAAGGACAAGATCGCTGTCGAGGTCATCGACGGCAGTGTGCCGGTGGCGCAGCGCACGAGGATTTTCGCCGCGTTCCAGACCGAGCCTGAGCCGAGGGTGCTGCTCATCCAGCCTGCGGCGGCTTCGCACGGCGTGACCCTGCACGCTGCCAACACGGTGGTGTGGTGGGGCCCTGTGACGTCAAACGAGATCTACCATCAGGCCAACGCCCGCGTGCACCGTGCGGGCCAGAAGAACCCCTGTCTCGTGGTCAGGCTGTGCGGCAGCGGCGTGGAGCGCAAGCTGTACGACTCGCTCGACGGCAAGACCGAGGACATGGAGTCCCTGCTCAACTTATATCGCGAGGAGGTGCTTGACACAGTCAAAGTTCAACCGTAGACTTTCGATCCCAGCCACAGGAGGCCGCATGGAACAGGACATCGAGGCACCTCAGGTGCCCACTGAGAAGCTCGTCAAGACGTACATCAAGATGCGCGATGCGCGTGCAGCGCTCGCCAAGAAGTACGAGGATGACGACAAAGTCATCAAGGATCAGATGGAACTGATTGAACACGCCCTCATGGACGTGTGCAAGAAAGCGGGTGCAGATAGCATCCGCACCGGAGCAGGCACCGTGATTCGCGGTGTCAAGACGTCGTACTGGACTTCCGACTGGGAGTCTATGCACAACTTCATCAAGGAGAACCAATCGCTTGATCTACTAGAAAGACGCATTGCTCAACGGGCCATGAAAGATTGGCTCGAAGCGAACCCTGATAAGATGCCCAAGGGACTCAACACTGAGTCGAAGTACACCGTGACCGTAAGGAGGTCGTAATGGAAAACCAACACCGCCTTATCAAAGGCTACCGAGACCTGACACAGGACGAGATTAGCCTGATGAATGAGATCAAGGAACAAGGAAAGCAACTAGGAGATCTTGTTGCTACTTTGAAACAGATGCCTGACCTAAACCAGCGTTGGGTGTCTATCGGTGCAACTGACCTGCAAACTGGTCTGATGGCGCTTACCCGGGCTGTAGCCCGCCCCGAAACCTTTTGAGGTTAACTATGTCTGAACTCACTCTCTTCCAAACCGGCAACCAACTGCCGGCACATCTGCGCCGCAGCACTGCGGATCTCAGCCCGCTGACCAAGTCGCTCATGGGCGGCGGCAACTCGAAGCGCATCAGCATCGAGAACAACGTCTGGCACATGCTTGTCGGCGGCAAGGAAGTCGCCGTCAACGAAGACCGGGCGATGAACGTCATCGTCATCCGCAGTGCAGATGCGAATCGCCGCACGTTCTACGGCACCACCTACGAGAAGGGTGTCAAGGGCCGTCCGCAGTGCTGGTCCGAAGATGGTGCCAAGCCGCACACCTCGGTGAAGACCCCGCAGAATCGCACCTGTGCAGGGTGCCCACAAGACATCAAGGGCTCCGGGACCAACGAGTCGAAGGCGTGCCGGTACAGTCGCCCCATGGCGCTGCTTCTGGAAAACGACATGCAGGGTGACATCTACGCGCTGAACATCAACGCGTCGAGCCTCTTCGGTCAAGGCGAAGGGCGCAAGATGGGCCTTCAGCAGTACGCTCGGTTCCTTGGCGGACACGGGGTCGAGATCAACGCTGTCGTGACCGAGATGCGCTTCGATGCTACGGCGAACATGAAGCTGGTGTTCAGCGCGGTGCGTCCGCTGACTGAAGAGGAGTACCGGATCGCGGTGGATCGTCAGAACGATCCTGAGGCGGTCAACGCGGTGACCGTGAGCATCGCTGACATGGACAACGTGCCTGCGGCACCTGAGCCCGCCCCTGCGCCTGCGCCTGCGCCAGCCCCTGTGGCTGCGCCCGCTCCTGCGGCCAAAGCGTTCACCCCTGCGCCTGCGGCCAAGCCCGCTACGTTCAAGGTCACCAAGGACGTGCCAGCACCCGCCGAGGAAGCGCCTGTGGTGCGCGAAGCCAAGGCCTCTGCGCCTGTGGTGGCGGACGGCCCGAACGTCAACGCAATCCTCGCCGCATGGGGCGACGACGCTGACGACTGATTTACGGGGGCGGCGGTAAGCGCCGTGAGCAGTGTCCTTTGCTGAGTGTCTCCCACTGCGATAGCCCCGGGTTGCGCCGGGGCCGCCCCCACCACACACCATGTACACCACAAAGATCATCCGGCGCAACGCCGACGCTGACCCGGGCCTGCTCGGTGTGCAGCTTGGTCGCCTGTGCATCTACAGGCACGTCTCGGTGAACCAAGTGGTCGCAGACCTTGGCGTGACCAAGGCTGCGGTCTACTCATGGTTCTCGGGTCAACGGGATGTTTCCAAGCACTTGCGCTCCAAGGTCTTGGCGTATTACCGTTCGATCCTCGCCTTGCCCTGACCGGGCACCCATGCACCGTCCGCAACGCTCGCCGCGTTTGTGGCTAACTCCGTGTCACCATGTCTCCAAAAGAGTTCCTTGAGAACGTCCTCCCACATGGCACGCGATACTCCCTCAGGCTAGTCAAAAAGATTCCGCTGAAAGACACCCTCGTTTGGGACCGTCGTTACACCTCCTTTGCCAACATGGCAGAAGCCGTTGAAGAGTTCAACGGTAACGGATGGGACGTGTACTACGCAACCGCTGGGTTCGGTGCGGAAGAGCACTCGAAGGCTACAAACGCAGTCGCCAAGAGGGAGTTTTACGTCGACGTGGATTGTGGGCCGAAAAAGCCCTATACCGACAAGGCCGCTGGCCTGTCAGCACTCCGTGAATTTTGCAAGACAGTAGGTCTGCCGAAGCCTACGCTGATTGATTCAGGCAATGGCCTGCACGCACACTGGTATCTCGACAACCCTATACCTGTACATGAGTGGAAGGCGACAGCCGAAGCCCTGAAGGCCCGCTGCGTCAAAGAAGAGTTTGAAGTCGACGGTGACTGCACCGCCGACATCGTCCGGGTACTGCGTGTCCCCGGCACTCTGAACAGGAAGAACGACACGCCGGTCGTTCTGCTCACACCGATCAAGTACCACACCTTCGAGTCCATCCGTGACGCAGTGGGTGTGGCCGCTGCTGACATGTTCGCCAAGGCCCGGGCACTGTCGGGCGGGGTCTCTGACGAGACCAAGAAGTTGTACATCGACCCGAACCGGGTCAGCAAGTTCGAGACGATCTGGATCAAGTCCAACAACGGCGAGGGCTGTGCGCAGATCGCTGAGGCAGCGAAGAACCAAGAGGCCGTGCCCGAGCCCGTGTGGCGTGCCGTGTTGTCGATCGCTCAGCACTGTGAGGATCGGGACTGGGCCATACATGAGGTATCCAAGAACCACCCGAACTACAGCCCGGACGAAACCGAGCGCAAGGCAGCACTGACCAAGGGTCCGTACACATGCGAGTCCTTTCAAGGACTGGACAACGCCAAGCTGTGCATTGGGTGCCCACACATTGGCAAGATCAAGTCACCGATTCAGCTTGGCTCCGAGATCAAGCTGGCACCGCCTGAGCCCATACAGGTCAAAGTCGAGAGTGAGACCATCGAAATTCCGCCATACCCACGGCCATTCTCTCGGGGTGCTACGGGCGGTATCTATCACGACATCACAAAATCAGATGGAGTAGAACGCGTCAAGATATACGACCACGACATCTATATCTACAAGCGGATGCGTGATGGTACTGGTGGTGGCGATACGCTGTGGGCTAGGCACCACCTCCCTCATGGTGACGTGCGAGAGTTCAGCATCCTCCAGAGTGAGATAGCAGCGGCGGACAAGTTCAAAGAAGCGGTGAACCGCGAAGGTGTCATTGCTTTTGACCCCCGTCAGTTGATGTCTCTACAACAGATGTTCGGTCTGATGATCCGCGACTTGCAGTTCCGGGAGAAAGCAGACAACATGAGAACCCGATTTGGCTGGACCCCAGATGACACATTCATTATTGGGAACCGTGAGTACACCAAGCGCGGCGTCATCTATACACCGATCGCCAAGCCCATCGAGCACTATGTGCCGTGGCTGAGTCCCAAGGGTTCGATCGACGTGTGGAAGCAGGCCGCTGCGCACTACGACACGCCGGAGATGGACTTCCATGCGGCGGGGGTGCTCGCCGGGTTTGGTAGTGCGCTGATGCACCTATCACCGGAGAACGGCGGGATCATCAACTTCTACTCGAAGAAGTCAGGCACCGGCAAGACGACCATTCTGCGCATGGCTAATGCGATATGGGGAGATCCTGTGGCTCTGATGAAGGATGCGCAGGACAAGACCCTAACCAAGGTGCACCGGCTGGGGGTGATGAACGGGATCGTTGGCGCTCTTGACGAGATGACTAACGCTGAGCCGACTGAGATGTCGGAGCTGGTCTACAACAACACACAGGGGCGTGGGCGCGACCGTATGGAAGCGGGGCGCAACATGGAGCGAGTCAATAACGTCCGTTGGAAGCAGATATCTATCTGGTCTAGCAACTCTACGATTGAAGACCGGCTGATGATGATCAAGAGCGATCCGGCTGGGGAGCTGGCCCGTATCCTTGAGATCCACCTCATGACACCCGTACCCTCTGATGTGCTGGAGACGAAGAAGCTGTTTGACAATTTGTTGATGAACTACGGCCATGCGGGTGACGTGTTCATGCGTTTTGTCATCCCTAACCTAGACGAGGCTAAGAGGATATGGGAGAACACACGGGACAATATTTACAAAATGGGGGACTGGACTCAGACTGAGCGGTTCAAACTCAACAACGTGATCTGCATCATCGCTGCTGGTGCCATCACAAACCAGATCGGGCTGACCAGCTACAACATCAAGAGGATCTTGGATAAGCTCCTTGCGCTGATCAAGCGGGCGACGGTAGAACAGAGTGTGTCTGCGACTACGGCGGTGTCCACCGTTGCGTCTTATATCAACAAGAACATCCGCAACGTGCTGATTGTGAACAGGAAGCCTGCGGCGGTGGGCATCAATGACAGGCCCGCACTGGAGCCTATGGGTGAGTTGTTGGTACGGTATGAACCTGATACTGACACGCTGTGGATTACCAAGAAGGAGTTCACCAAGTGGTGTGCACAGGCCTACATCAACGTGAAGGAGCTGTACTCCTCCTATACCCGTGAGACGGGTGGCACCATGACTCTGACGAAGAAGCGGATGGGTGCAGGTTGGCGCAGTGACTTCGGCCCGGTAGACGCGATCGAGTTCCCGCAGGCCAAGAAGGCTTTGAACCTTGACCTCGATGTCTCAGCGAACCAAGCAGCTACGTCTGGTTGACGGCAGGCTAGTGCACCGTGAGGCTGAGTACCAGCTCCCTGAGTGGCTGGAGATCGGGCAGAGCTTCTTCCTGCCCACACTCAAGAGCGACGAACTGGTCACCAAAGTCAAAGCACGTTACGCGGCGCGGGGCATTCAGGTGGTGCACGAAACGCGCATCGAGGCTGACCACCTTGGCATCAGGGTCTGGAGGGTGCTATAGTCCCGCCCGTCAATGGCTCACACCGTTTGACTGTGCGTCTCCTAGTTAGCCCCGGGTTGAGCTTGCTCCTCGGGGCACTTTTTTATCTCGACGCGTCCATCGTCCGCTGCTCCTCGGTCACCTGACGACGCAGTCGGTACACATCCCGAGCCAGATCGTTCTGTTGAGCACGTAGGTCGTTGATGATCACGCGCCGTTCTTCAGGTGACAGGTCCGTCATCTTGTCGATGGCCCGGGCCTGAGCGTTCAAAGCGCGGATTGCCTCCATCGTGCTACGCACCTCACTACGCACCACGTACAAGCCGAAGTTGTCCTTGAGGAACTTCTCTGCGTCGTCAGGGTTGTTCTCCAGCTTGCGCCTGTACGAGTTGTAGACCTGCTCGACAGACCTGTCGAGGTTGTAGATCTCGTCGAGGTAGCGCATGCCGACCGGGTCCTTCATCACAGCCGAGGCACCTGTGAGCTGAGCCGCAATCGTCTGGTGCAGGGGGCGGTCAGTCCGCGTGGGGTTCACCATGACATCAGCAACGCTCAAGGCGATACCTGCGGACATACCGAACATGCCGCGCACCAAGTTCTCCAGCATGATCGGAGAGACCTTCAGAGCCTCAACCCCTGTCGACGTGGCGATGTCAGTCAAGGTTCTGGACGCAGCCTTCATGGCTTCTGAAGTGCCGGTACCGTAGCGCTCGGACGGGTCGAGGGCCAACTGCGCCTGAGACTCCAGTGGGCGTCCAAGGAAGAACGAGTAGTTGGCGAGGTTCTCAAGGATAGGCTTCAGGACCTGCGGGGTGATGTTCGGTGCCGAGAAGATGTCGACACCGTTGAGCATCAGTTCCTTCAGCACCCGCATCGCGTCGCGCTCCTCGGGAGTACCTTGGAGCTTGAAGTACTGCACCACCCGTTCAGGGATAGCCTTGAAGAAGAACGACAGTTCCGCAGGCAGCGGGACAGCGGGCACGAAGCCAAGCTCCTTGCCACCCGGGATGACCCAGTTCCGGTCGCGGACGTAGTCGGGTAGGTTCTGGTACTCCTCGTCGTCCGACATCATCAGCGCGTAGCCGAAGCCCATCGCCGTGAGCACCCCCATCCGCTTGTAGAACAGGTTGCGTGCGTAGCCCGTCGTCGCGCCGATGCTGCGCTGGGCGCTCGGGTTGCCTGCCGCTGCGAGTAGGAGCTTGTCCATCGAGCGGGCGTAGGCGTTGAAGAACGGGATGGTGCGGATGAGGTAGTCAGCGGTCTTCGACACACCTCTGCGGCTGAAGTTGATGATCTCCCGGGCGCGTAGTTCAGCCAGTGCCCGGTCACCGGTCTCCTTCAGCGTCTGGTTGTAGATCGCCTCACGCACGGCGACGTCCGAGGCCTTGGCACCGGCCTCCATGATGCGCAGGATGGCCTTGCCGACGGAGCGCGGCGCGAGCCCCGTCTCCTCCAAGATGTTCTTCACATTGCCACCGATGATGGTGTCATAGGCAGGCACCACACCTGACTTGGCGAGATCCCTGACACCAGCGGACTGTGTCCCCTTGATCTCGTTCCACCAATTTCGAGGGAAGTTCAGCAAGATGCGGGGGAGCATCGCAGTGGGGTTCTTGACTCCCGAGTGCCCATACGCCCGGGTGATGTCATCAAAGACCTGTTTGATGGCGAAGGGTGGTGTGGCGGTCACGCCGATGCGCAGGAACTGCGAGAACTTCTGTGCCCCTCGGATAAACGCGGGTACATCTGTTGTCGGTGCACCAATGAACGCTGCGAGGTTGGCAGGGTCCGGGACGTAGAAGACTTTCTTCTGTCCTCTGACGTAGACAGGCGGAGTAAGTGCGCCTTTTTTGTTGTTGTCAACAGCGTCAGGGTTAGGAACAAACTGCGCGTAGCCAAGCAGCTCCATCTCAGGCAGCGCACTACCAAGTGCATCTGCCTTCATCGACTCATTGACCATCCAGTCCATGAGTTTTGAGAAATTCTCAACAGGGTTTTGTGTCTGACGGTCTTGAGAGCCTTTGTACTTCGCAATCTCCTTGAATGCAGCCAGCTTTGCGTTGGAGCCTCCACCCTGCGGAAGTGCCAGATTGTCGAAGTCATCAATCCGGGAGAACGGGACGTAACCTATCGCATCCTTCCACACTTGGGCTTTGGCTGGCGTGATGCGGCCAGCCTCAACCATTGCGTCGATCATAGCGAAGCGGATCTGGTCCAGCTTCTCACTCACTCCCTTGATGAACGCGTCAGACTGGAAAGCCTGCTCTGCTGTTGCAGCCTCTTGAGGAGTCAAGAAGAAGTCGAGCCCAGCGGCCTGCGGAGAGTTCATCAACTCATATTCGCGGTGCGAAGCCAGTGATTCACCAACTTGATTCTTGAACGTTTCAGGTGCGATACCCCGTGTCTTAGCCTCAGCAGCGATGTCTTTGAGCACCTGCTTATAGCTGATGTCCTCACCGTTATAATTCAGCGTCTCGACACTGAGCAGTCCGGTGGGGTCACGGCGCATGGTGCCGTACTCTTTCACCTCGCTGGCAAAACGCGGCGCATCCAGTGCCCGGGACATGAGGAATACCGGGTTGTAGTCCCCTCGGTTGTCGCGGATGCGGTTGCCATAAGCCTTGGTGAAGATGTAGTCGACGCCCGCCAGCAGGTCCATCGCCTGTGCACGGAAGCCGATGGCTTTATTACCACCGAACTTGGCGTCGAGTTTGTCCCCCAGCGTGCGCTCTTCCTTCTCTCCGACGAGGGAGCGGTACCGAGTCTGTCCGGTGGCGGTGCTTGGCTTGATCCCCGCTTGAATCGCATCGCGGATGAAGGCTTGCAGAGGGTCAAGGCCCATCGTGCGGATGGCACGGGCCAGCCCCGGCATACCGATCCGGTCAGCAACTCGGGCGAAGAAGTTCCCCAGTTGACGCAGCGTGGAGCCGGTGAGCTTGGTCGCCTCTGCCATCTCGGCAAGGGCTTCCTCCACTGCCAGCACACGACCCTCCTCGGGACTCATGCCCTCGGTGTCTTTCTTCCCGGTCTCGGATGCGAGATAGGCGTCTGCCGCTTGACGCACTGCCGTGCTCTGGTTGTAGAACTTGGTCATCAGCGCCCGGTACTCAGCGGGCGGCAGCAGGTTGGCTAGGCCCTTGTGGAAGACCTCATGGAAGATGGTCTTCTGTCCTTCGACACCGTCAGCGATGCCACTGCGGAACAGGTAGATCTTCCCGCCTTGGAGTGCACCCGCTCTGGAGCCCGGAGCCTGTTTGTTATCCAGATCCGTGATGTCGTCAAGGATAGTGATATCAGCTTCACCGCCCAGTGCCCGCTCGATGTCCGCAACGATCTTGCGAAGTTGGGCATCGGAGATGGCACCTTGGACGAGCGGGGTTTGAGGGATGGTGCGGTAGACAGCATCATCTCCAGCGTCCTCATCGCTCAAACGCCGGGTCCTGCCTTCCGTCTCAGTGTCCTCGTCAACCTCCTCAGTGGTCTCAACTCCCTCTTCTGCCTTCGCCTCTTGTTCCTCTACGACTTTGCCGTAAGCACGGTTGACAGCAGCGTCGGTGCCTTTCCTGTCGGCTTTGCGCCGAGTTTCAATCTCAGCGCCGAGCGCTTTCATTACCTCGACGTTGTCTTTGGCAGGGTAGAAAGAAGCACGGGCGTAGATCTCAGCAAGTTGACGAGTGTTGAGTTTGGTGAAGTCAATCTGCCCCAACTTAGTCAGTGCAGGGCGTAAAAAATCCTGTGCTTTTGGTTGTGCTGCTTTAAGCGCTTTTTCAGCATCTGCGTGCGCCTTGCGTGCTTTACCAAACTCTTTAGTACCTTCTTCGTACTTTCCAGATTTAGAGTCTTTTCTTGTCTCTTCTTCCTTAGCAACAAGCGCGTCGTACTCTTCCTCAGTCTTGGCGGGCTTCTTTGGGGCCTCGTATAGCACCCCTGCCTTGGGGTTCTCGACAGAGATACCGGAGAGGCTTGCTTCAGAGACGTCTTTGGCAATGCCAACGCGTCCCGTCTGTGACGCTTGGAACCGGCTGATCACATCGCTTGTGATGCCCAACGTTTCAGCAACCCGACGTACCTCCGAACCAGAACTCTTTTTCAACCCGACGAGTTCCGCAGCTTCACCGGCGGAGTATGTCGTCGGTAGGTATGTGCCGTCTGTGTCCACGCCGATGTAGGTGAGGACTGCCCGAAGCATCTTGGGGCTACGGTCCTTGAGTGCAGCACGAACTGACGGGATGTCAAGAACGGGGCCAGCACCGCCCGCTACAAACACACCAGTAGCCCCCGCCTTCTCCAGCTTCTCCTCAAGGGAGCCAGTTTCCTTGGGTAGGAGTGCGTTCAGTTGCTCTTGCAGTGCATCGAACTCCTTACGAGCCTTGGACTTCGGCGCAGGAATCCTCTCACCCTTCAGACGCAACGCGTCCATTTTCGCCCTGATCTCGTCAATCTGCTTCTGGAACGCCTGTCCCATAGCAGTGGCGGGGGCTTCAGGTTCGGTCAGTTCAGCCCGTGCGCGGTCGGCAGTCTCTTCGTCAATCAGGCCCGTTGCCAAGGCACGGTCGATGTCATCCTCGGTATTGAGGGCGGGGGTCTCACGACGCACACCACGTTTGGCCCGTGCAGCAGCACCTTGGGATACAGGGGCGACGTAGGTAGCCGGGGCAGGGGCCATCGTCTCAGCGATGGCACTGGGGGCTACTGAAGGGGGCTCGCCTGCTTCTCCGCCAGCAGGCTGTCCAGCATCCTCGACAGGAGGAACCACTCCGCTTGGCTCAGGGGCTCCAGCCCCTTCGGTGGGGGTGACGGCAGCGGGTCCGCCAGCCACTGGAGCGCCTGCTCCACTTGGTTGTTCGACAGGTTCGACAGCACTTGGAGTCTCCGGTTCGGGCACCGCAGGTGCCGGGGTGGGCACCGCAGGTGCCGGGGTGGGCACCGCAGGTGCCGGTTCAGCCGCCACGGGCGGCGCAGCGGGTTCAACGGCGGGTGCCGTAGGTACCGCAGGCTCAGGCAACCGCGCCAAGAAGGCGTCGATCTTGGCGGCTGTTTTGGCGCTTGCGTTGGAGCGGTTCTTGTATCCCTCCAGCACCGTGCGGATCTCAGGGTCCGTGACAGACTTACCAACCAGTGCGTCGTGGATCTTGCCCTTGGTGAATCCGATGGTCTTGATCGTCGCGCTGTCAAGCACGTCAGGCAGCGGCGCAGGGGCACCCACCTTACGGACCTTGGGCTCTTCGACGGGTGGTGCAGCCGCAGGAGCAGCCGCAGGGGTCTCAACCGCAGGCGGGACGAACTCTTCGCGCCGCACGATCTCAGCCTGCTCGACCTCTTCAGCGGTCAAGAACTGCTTGGCACGCTCAGTCGACAGTCGGTTGGCATTGACCTCAGCGACGACGATGGCCTTGCGCTTCTCACTCGCCGCTTTGAGCGCCTCGTTGCGCTCCTTGGATTTCGGCAGGCGCTTCACCTCCTCGCTGTAGCGGACAAGCTCCGCGTAAGTTTCAGGCAAGGGTGGCATCTGACGGGCGGCCTCCGCCGCCTGACGCTCGGCCTCTCGCTTGGCCTTGACCACGTCGATCTCGGTCTGGCCTTCGGGCGGCACCGGCTCACCAGTACCCCGGGCTCGACGACCCAAAGCGAGGTCAAAGAGACCCTGTGCCAGACCACCCACGGCACCGCCGTAAGCCGCCTGCTCACCAAGGCCCTCGATGAGTTCCTGCTCGGGCTTGTAGACGCCCCGGGCAATCATGTTCTGGGCAAGGCCTGACGCGGCCTCCTGAGCGGCTTCCTCGCCGCTTGCGATGGCGATCCGCTTGATGCGGTCGACCGCCGTCAGAACCTCACCTTCCGGCACGCGCTTGAGAATGCGGAACGGCGCGAAGACCTCCAAGGCCCCCGGCAAGGTGCCCAGCGCGGTCGCTGTGGAACGCTGCTCTTCAGTGGCACCCTCGGTCTCGGCTCGCGTCCGCGCCTCGCCTGCACCGGCCCCAACGCCAAGGCCTACGGCAGCAGTACGGCCCGCCAGACCCAACGCCCCAAGGGGCAACATAGGCAAGAAGGACCCAAAGGCCTCACCGAACTTGCGCCCGACCGTGTCCCCATACCCCGGAGCCGGGGCGAAGGGTGCCTTGGCAGCGCCAGCCACCTGGGCGATAGTCTCCCGCGTGGGCTTCTCGTACTCCTCCGGCAGGAGGGCTGAGGCACCGATGGCGGCTTGCTCTACGAGCCCGACCGCACCGGGGATGACACCCTTGAAGGCTTCGCCTACTTGGCCGAAAAAACTCGTCTCAGGGACCTGCCCTGCTTCAGGCGATTGCGCCAGCACCGCCTGAATGACTTGTTCCTGTGTCGCACCCGGTGGCCCCTCGATCTCATACGTCTTACCGTTGGGGGCCGAGATGCGATAGGTTGTCATGGCTTTTCGACTACAGTAGCTGTACCCCACCCTTGGGTGGTAGCGCCCGGGGCCGCACTGGCTTGACCGGAGGTTGGACTCATTCTAGCTACACCATACGCCTGTGCAAGCGCATTGAGTGCCGCCTCAGCGTCTCGAACACGCTGTTGGGCTCTAGGGTTGCTTGGCGCAATAGCCAGAAGTTTCACCGCTTCTTCGTATTCTTTAGCCAAACCGGAGTACTTCGGGTCTTGACGCATGATTTGCATACGTTTGAGTTCAACAGATTCCTCCGAGGAACCACTGGTGGGTCGTGAGGCAGCAGTAGCAGAAGCATCCGCACTGATCCGACGGGTCTCCAACTCGTAAGATTTCTCGTTCATAGCAGCGCGAATTTCCGCCGCCTTGAGCTTCGCCCGTTGTTCACCCTCGGTGTCCTTCTCCGCACGTGCCAGACGTGCTTCAGCTTCTGCTCTGGCGAGTTCTTGACGGAGTTTGACGAGGTTGGCTTGCGCTTCCCTACGCCCCTTCTGCTGACCTGCACGGGCTTTGACCAAACCAGTGGCAGCGCCCATCAGCGTGTCACCAAGTCGATCTGTACCCCTCATGCCCTCAAGAATTGCAGCCATGAGTTCGGGGTTCTCGAAGATGTTCTGCTCTTGTTGCGCTTCAAGTTCCCGCATCTGCTGTTCCGCAGGGTCCATCGACGCTTTCAGCATCGCGTCATAGGCTTGTCGTGCTTCAAGGACTCGGGGGTCTACCGCTGCGGTGCCCTCAACGTCCTTTGCCAACTGCTCGGTCATCCGAAGGTACTCTGCCAGTCCGCCCCTCTGCGGTGCGGCAGCATCACCAGCACCACCAGCACCGGCACCGGCACCGGTACCAGCACGGGGGGCAGGGGGGCGAGCAGGCGGAGTAGGGCCAGCGGGCGGCGTAGCCGCAGCGGCAGCGGCAAGGCCAGCGGGCGCAGCAAACGTGTCAGGACGACGGGGATCTTGGTACGCCTGAACTACTCCGGCTTGGTTTTCCCGAGCCGTGATTTTGTCCATAGCCGGTGTCAGACTATTCTGGCCAAACGCCTCTGGGATGAAAGGTAAAGGAACACCAAAAGCCCTAGGCCCCCGTGCAAGAGTGTTATATACACCAGCTAGTGCTCGAACTGGCATCGTGAATACGTCGTATCCAGCAGCAGCCAGTTTTTCTGCCGTCATGCCCATTGAGCTAAGCGCAGACAGAATACTCTGCCTGTCTTGTGCTTCTTGGCTGGTGGCTCCTTCCGCCACAAGGTCTTCATCAAGACCTTCAAGGTCATCTTCCGCCAGACCGCCGTCTCTGAACGCCACCATCCCACCACTGGCCATCCCTGGCACCGGCTGTTGCGCCTGTATCTGCTGAAGTGCCATCTTCAACTGGTCATAGATGGTAGGCGACATCTGCTGCGCCTGCGACATCGCCTGCTGACCCTGAGCAGCGCGTTCGAGATTTGCTGTCTTGACAGCCTCATTCAGCGCAAGCAGTTGTTGGAACGGCTGCGGTTGAGACGCCATCGGATTGGGGTTACGGGGGGCGATAGCCCCAAGTCCAGCGTTCATCATGGTCACTTCCCAGCCCTAGAGAAATAGTCCATCAGGTTGTACGCACCGAGCCCGCCTTGGAGCCCTGCGGAAATCGCTGACTGTCCTTCTGTGCCGGGCAGGTACGTGTTTGCACGTACCGGGAGCCCTTGCAACAGTGACGACATAAACGTCGCCGCCTCCCGAGGCGCAGCCACCGACTCCTCGAACTGCTTGAAGCCGAAGTCCAACGGCTCCTGTGCGATCCGGCGCTGCTCTTTGCCTGCGGCCAATTGATCGGCGAGGGACTTGAGTCCGTACTCGGCACCGAACTGCTGCGACTCTTCCCCGTACTTCTGCGCGGTGAGTCCTAGCGTCGCCTCACCCAACCGCTGCTCCATCGCCCGGTCGTAAGCAGACTGCAAGCCCTTGGAGCGAATGTCCCCGATCTGCGTGCCGAGATTCCTCTGGCGCTCGGCCTCCATGATGGCCTGCCTGCTGCCGCCGTAAGCCCCGGCACGGGCGAGCCGCCCCTGCTCCGCTTGGCGTGCAATGTCCGCTTCGCGTCGAGCTTCCCGAGCCTCGATGTCGGTCACCGCCGACATGTACGGCGACATGTAGTCCTGCACGGAGCCAACCTGCCCCAGGCCAGTGTTGAACTGCGTCGGGTTGTACTGACTGAGCGCACCGAGACCTGCAAAGGCCTGCGACTCCAGAGGCGAGTACCCTGCACCGTACTGACCCGTGGTGGGGTCCATCTGCCCAAACGCGAAGCGCTGGCCGGTGTAGGGCATGTACGGCATGTTCGCCGCTTCGAACCCCTTGCCCAACATGCCGTAGACGAACGGCGCGAAGTTGGGGCTCAGCGTCGACTGCGACGGATCGATGTCGGTCGGGGCGGTGGTAGTGGTAGCCATCACGCTTTCCTCTCAAGGGCACTCATCAGCCCGTACATGCGTTTGGGACCGCCAGCCTGCTGCACTGCACGTCGGGGGACGTAGGCTTCGCCGTTCGACACTCGGGCCGGAGTCTGTCCTCTGGGCCCACTGATTGTCGCTGGGATGCTGTCACTTGTGCCAGTCCCCGGACCACGAATCATGCGTGCTTGAGGCAGCGCTGCCGCCAGACCACGCGGCCCGCCAGCTCCCTTGACGGCTCGTTCGGTGAGAACGAAGCCGCCGTCTTCCATGTGGACGGGGCCACCTTGGGCAAACCCGTACACCCCCGCAGGACCGTCAACAGGTGCAGATAGTCCGTCAAACCCCGCACCTGTTGCCGGTGATACTCCGCTTTCTGGACCGCCTTCTGTAGGTGCAGACGGGGTAATTCCGTACTCGGCATAGAACGCTTCCCTGGCAATGTCGTCAGCAGAACGCGGTACTGCTATCGCATCAAGCGGCATAGCCGCTAATTCAGCGGGGGTTTTCTCTCTGCCCAGCGCATTCATCAGGCGACCATACGCAATTTCAGCGGCGTGCCCGAGGCCTCGGCCAGCGAGTCCTGTTGGACCATAACTACCCCTTGCCACCATGTCGGTCAGGACGTCGTTGATTTCCTGGTTGTATGTACCGGCACGTCCGGTAGGCGGCGTGTACTCATACCCGTAGTCGTCAATCGTCGCCTTCGTCGGCTGCGTGACACGCGGCTTCTCGGGCTCCGGCTTGGGTGCGACCGGCGCAAGGTTCGGCTCCGGGATGTCGTAGGCCAGCAGCGGGCCGTAGGGCCCCTGCGCCATGCCGTAGAGCAACGCCTTGACCGCCTCTTCCTCGTCTGCCGTGCCGCCGTTGGCGAGCCCCATGACGTCGGTGTAGCGCCCCAGGTTCTTGACCGCTTGCAGGCGGCGTGGTCCGGGCATGGCGTAGCTCACACCCCCGCCCGTAGCGGGACGAGCGCGCTCTCGGTCTTTGGCACTCGCAAGCGCCGCGAGGATGCTTACCAGTCCCTTGGATGAACCGGCAAAGTCAAAGATGGAGTCCAAAATACCCATGATGAGTCCTCACGGAAGAGTCGGTCTGGGGTCAGGCAGCGGCGCGACGAAGTTGACCGTCAGCACCGATGAGGCCCCAGCGGGGTAGGGAGAGGTTGCGGCAAACGCGTCGAGCTTGATGCTCGGTGCATGGTCGTCGATGGACGTGCGTAGCTCGATGTAGTCGCCCGCCGCCATATCAATATTAAAGTTCCAGGCTATCTCGAAATAATGGCCGTTGGCTGCGATTGTACTGATACGCGTCGAGTACGAAATGTCCGTGTTGTTACGCGCTATCCACAACGCAATTTCAGTCTTGCTACCCGTCGACGCCAAGATCTGACCACTGTACTGGAAGTTGTACACGCCGTTGACAGAAACGCTAATTCGCGACTTTGTGCTGGCAGTTCCTGAGCCCGTGCCGACGCCGGTTGCAACAAAAACCACTCCGACAGTATTAGACGCCGCGCCGATTAGCGTAAAATTTGTACTGCCTACGGACACTATGGTGTACCTGACGCCAACAACGAAAGACCCGGCAGTAACGGTTACGGCTTCTAGCGCCACCCCGTTACTCAAGTACGTGTTGTCAAACTCGACGGGATACGCGATGTCGTTGGCGGCGTAGATTTGATCCTGGGTATTGAAAAACACCCCGCTCGGGCAGTCGATGAACTGCCCGCCGTTGGGGCCGAGGATGTTGTCGAAGATGTTCGTCAATTGGTTGAAGAACAACCGCAGGACGTTGTTGTGATTGTCGAGGAACGTACGCGAGTACAACTCCGTCGGCAACGGCAATGCTGGGTTGTTGGGCTTCTTGAGAAAGTTGAAGAAGCTCATGACTTGCGCCCGCTAGGCCGCACGTCCATGCGCGGCGTACCCAGTTGCCACTGCACCCCCAGCCCGGTCGACGCAACGCGGAGCGACATCTGCCTGCCGCGCACGCGGATGTACAGGTTGCCGTCGTACGGCGTGACTGTTCCCGAGAAGCGCTCGATGCCGTTGTCCGCATCACGCTGCACGGTTGCCTCGTTGGTCAGCGCCACCGACATGTTGGCCGCAGGGCCAACATTTTCCACGCCCCGCGTGTAGCCCGAGCCCGAGTTCTGGAGCGGCAGCAGCGCCATCGTGATGGACTGATTTTCAACCGTCGCCGTCGAACCCGTGAACGTCACGTCGGGCAGCATCCGGCGCACGAACCCGAAGTTGTGCCCGTCGTCAATGTCGAATTGGGACGAGGTGATGTAGGCCTCGATGGGCGCAGCCTCTGGTGTAGACGCGTCATCGCACCCTGTCTCGTGGTTGAGCAGGCGGCGGTTGTAGTCCGCAGCGATGGGCAGGTTGGAGAGGACGCTGGCGTCGAGCCACGCGGTGCGCCCCAAGGAGCCGTAGTACCAGATGCGCTCAGCGTAGTTGAAGACCGCGTAGCGGTCGATCATTGTGGAGTTCGCAGAGCAGTAGAACCACCACACCTCGCTGAACTGCTCCACGGTAGAGGCGAAGACCTGAAGGTTCTGGTTCGCGTTGAAGTCGTCGAAGATGAACTTGCGGATGTCGCAGTTGAGCGTTTGCACGCGCCCGTCGAACATGTAGAACTTCTCATCCCCCATCCAGAAGGTGACGCCCGCCGCCACTGCCCATGCACGGTCGCTGACGATGGTGATGTTGTCCGCGAGGATCTGCGAACCCCACACGATGGGCGGGCCGAGGTACTGGAGTGAGTACAGCGCGATGTCTGTCCAGACGAGGAACTCCTGCCGAGTCTGCGCCACGGCGCGAATCTCGGAGCCCCGGGACAGTTGCAGGCTTCCGGCCTGATTCGTCGCCGCCGGGGTCCAGTTGGCTGCTGTCTCCTGATCCGACCAGCGGATCAGCATCGGGTTGAGCGCCGAGGAGCCGTAGTCCGTCGTGCCGAAGACCAACACGAAGCGAGAAGCGTCGGAGACGGCGCGGAACAAGGCCGCAGAAGGCGTGTCACTAGCACCGACAAGCGTGGAGATGTTGACGCCTCGTGCGGTAAACCCCGCCGAAGCGTCCCAGTAGTACACCCCGCCGCCCTTCGGTCCGTAGATCAAATCCTCGCCGAAGTTGTAGTGGTTCCACAGGTTGATCTGCGTAGGTACGAAAGGCGTCAAGCTGCCACCCCAGACGCCGCTGCCCCAAGTGCCGCCGCCCCAGCCCGTAAGAATACCCGGAGGTGGGTACTGAATCGGCGTGCCGATGTTGGGCTGATACTGCGCCGTGACGGAGCCGCCGCCGGGAGAGCCCGGTGATTGGTCTGTAGCATTCGCCAGCACGGGGGCGCCCGTGCTCGGGTCCCGAGCGTTGAACGTGTAGCTGTTGGCGTTGATGACCGTGGCTACTTGGTACTCCAGCTCAAGCACAGCCTGCGTCATGTTGCCGCCAAGGCCTGTGACGTTGTCGAACTGAACGTAGTCCCCTTCAAGCCGACCGTGACTGGTGTGCGCCACGGTAATGACGGCAGAGCCGTCAACCGCACTGAACGGGTTGGTCAGCGCATAGGTGTCAATTGGCGTGATGTCGTAGTACGCGCCGTAGTAGATGTAGTACTTAACCTCGGTGCCCAGACCGAGGTAGACATCCCAAGGCCAGAGCGCCCGTGCATAGCCGAGGAACTGGTCGTTGCTGACCTGCTGCCAGCCGCCGATCTTCTCAGGTTGCCCCGAGCGGAAGCGCACCTTGTCGCACTCGTACCATCCGCCTTCTGCGGAGTAGCGCGTGTTCTCCCGGAAGATACCGGACTTGAGGCGTAGCGCTTTCAGCGGCATGGTGTTACCTCAGAAACAGCGCACGCTCATCTTTGCGCCGCTTGACAAGACCCGGGAGTTCCCTACCGCCACCCTTTGTCCACTGCATGAACGCATCAGCGGCACCTCCAATATCCCCACGGTTGGCCTTCATGCGGATCTGACTACGCTGTAGATTGCCTAGCCCTGCGTTGAACGAAAAACTGACCAGAGCGTCGAAGCGCCCTTGATGACCAACACAGCCGGGAACCAGACGAAGAACACCTCGTTCAAAAGCAGCGACATCCATCGAGAATAGTTTCTCGATCTCTTCCTTGGACCAGACACGGTTGTCTTCTGGCTTGAGGGGGTATTCCTTCCTGATGAGCCCGGCATATTCATCCTTCCGAACCATAGGTAGACGGATCTGATCCTGATACAAGACATGGCCGTAGCCAATAGTCCAGATGTGCGCAGGGCACAGGTAGGGCTTTGTCCTGTAGCCCTCATACCTGTGCATCAAAGCACTCCCCTCTGGACTCACCTTCACTTCTTGCTCCACTGCCTGCTGCCGAACCAGAACCCGATGATCCCGCCCAACATCGCCATCTCGTCCTCGCTGAAAATGATCGCAGTCACGCGGATCAGGTCGTCAACGCTTTGGATCAGGCCAGGGTGCTTCCAGACATAGAGCGTCAGCGCAGCGTTGATCAGCACAAGCTCAATGATGAAGATGTAGGTCACCGTGGGGCGCACGGTCCCCACGTAGTTTGCAACCCAGCGGCTGGCTTTCTCCAACACCTTCTCGTCATGCTTGAGCGCAGCTTCGGTCATCTGCGCCTCAGTCTGCATCGCTACCTGCTCAGTGCGGATCTCCTCCATCTTGGCTTGGGCGGCATATCCCTGAGCCGCGAGCTGCAACTCGCGCTCCATCTGGACGCGGGTCAGTGCAAGTTCGTGCTTCTGATCGCTCTTGTTCTGGAAGAACTCAAGGAGCTTGGGTAGGCCGCTGATGAGCAAGCCGCCGAGGGTGGAGAAAAGACTCAGCATGTTTACCCCTTGGTCGTGATCACATCATCGCCACGCTGAACAGTGACCTTGTCACCTTCCACATTGACCTTCATGGGCGGCTCCTGCCGCTCAGGCTTGTCCAGTCGGTCGATCAGCTCCTTGATGATGGTGATCTCAGGCTTCTCTTCCTTCTTGGTCTCGTTGACGATGCCGTTGACCATCTGGATCAGAGCCATCGTGGCGGTTGCCACAAGGCCGATGACAGCAGGCAGCGCTTCGGATGCGAGGAAGGCTGACGACACCACGCCGACCAGCACCAGCAGGAAGATCCAGATGATGGCCGTCTTGCCTATGGCCTTGGCGGCAACTTCCTTGGCCGTAGCCTGGGCCTCCAGGCGGTTGAGTTCGACCTCTGCCTGGGCTTTCAAGGTCTTCAGATCAATCGGTTCCATCAGAGCAACTCCGGCTTACGAAACACACGTGCAGGAACTTTGCTGAAGTCCCCGTCCAGCCACGCGATTTGAACAGACTCTCCCACCCAAAGCCAGCACCCTGGCACACGCACCGGGGGTTGGAGGTACACCGCCCACCGAGCGCTCCCTACGCAGGGGCCTGCCTCGGCGTAGAGTTCCACTCGCGCATCGCCTTCACGGTACTCCGCTATGGGGGCAGGAGCCACTGCGAGCAGCAACGCGACGGCGAGGGCGTTCATGGGTTACTCGTACATGACATTAACGGAGCCAGCGTCGAAAGTATCTGCACTATTCACATTAGTAAAACTTAGTTGTGTCAATACGTCAGATAGTGTTTTGACGCCCGCAGAAGAAGTAGTAGATCCGGCAGTTTCAAATATGTTTGCAGACATTGTCCAAGTATTACCGTCTATATTTGTCAATACTACCATACCAGAAGTAGTAGAAGTGCTAAGGATTGTCCTAGTTATGATGAAACCTGTCGTATCTGTAGCCGCCCCAGCACCAAGCTGCGCACAAGAGGCGTAGCTGGTAGTTTCAATCCCGCCAGAATCCCCAATACGAACAAGCAAGTTATTAGATCCGCTAGTACTTACCGCAGACAACATCACCGTAATGCGCTTTACCCACGAGGGAATACCGGTAAAAGTGATCGACGTTCCAGATGTCGTAGGCTGCGCCGTCATCCGCACCAAAGCCCCGCCCCGCAGCCCAGCAGGCGTAATCGCTCGCGTCGTGTCGGTGCCCGTTTGCACCTCTGCCGTGGTGGCGAGTTCGACGACACCCTTAGCGGTATCTGAGGCGTCAGGGACAAGCGTCGACAGGTCTGCCGCCGTCCAATCCGTCCCGTCCGAATACAGCACATTTCCCAGCGTCCCAGGCGCAGGGAACACCGACAGCCCCGTCCCCCCGTTCGCCGCCGGCAACACCCCAGTCACGTCCGTCGTCAAGTCGACCTTGCCCCAAGCAGGCGCGGTACCCACACCCCCGGCACGCAGCACGTTGCCCGTGGCAACACTGGCGAGCTTGGCAAGCGTCGTGGTTGTGCCCGCGTACAGCAGATCGCCCACAGCGTAGCTGCTCTGCCCAGTGCCCCCAGAGGTCGCGGCAAGAGCGGTTCCAAGGGTCAGCGACCCAAGGTGGTCAAAGGCGTAAAGGATGTCTGTACCGTCGCTGTATAACGGCACCTTCTTTCCCTGCGGGACGAGCACACCTGCGGTGGCCTGAAAAGAAAGCGTGTAAGCGCCAGAGGTGTTGTTATGAACAAAATACAGCTTGCTGTTGGTAGGGACCGTGACCGTGCGGTTTGCGGGGAGCGTACCCCCTACAACAATAAACATGTTGCGGGCATCGTTTACGCTTTGTGCGCCGTCGTCAATGGTCATCGACACATTGCCTGCCGTAACGTCGACAGTCTCAACACCGGAAACCGCCACATCCACCAGCGCCGTGATCCCGTTGTTGACCGTCGTACCCCAACCTGTAGAACTCAAGGCAGGCTGGGTCAGTCGCAGATTCGTGGTGAACGTCGTCATGATGACCTCAAGTTTGGATCTCGACCCAGTTCGGGCCCTGCGCGTCGTTGATCTGCACCCATCCCGGGGACTGCGCGTCGGTGACTTGTACCCAACCCGCAGACTGCGCGTCGTTCACGCTCGTCCAGCCCGCAGACTGCGCATCTACCACATTCTGCCAGTTTGCGCTCTGGGTGTCATCTATCGGATTCCAGAGGTAGCCCCCAACGACGACGTCGGTGATCGCGCCGGTCTCGCTGAGCGAGACATTGAAGGTCGAACCGGCCACGGCAGGAGTGCCCTGCCCAATCGCCGAGGCGCTGAAGCTCGCGTTGAAGGTCGACGCTGCGACAGCAGGGGCGTCAAGCCCCGAGGCCGTCTCACTGACCGAAGAGACGAAGATGACGAGCACGGAGGTAGCGTCGGAGCCCGTTGCAAGCTCGGCCACAGCCGTGGCAAACACCATCTGCGCGGCCAGCGCATCGGCGGCTGTAGCCGTGTCGGAGAAAGACACCGGGAACACCATCAGTGCCGCAGGTACATCCTGCGCCTGCACCGTCTCGTTCAAGACCGCACCGAAGGTCGACGCCGCAACAGCCGGGATATCCAGTGCCAGGGCAAGCTCCTGCACTGCTGGATTGAAGATCGACGCTGCTACGGCGGCGGTGTCGCTGAGCGTTGCCGTCTCGCTGAGGGACGTGGCGAAGGACATCTGCGCGGCGAGGGCATCCGCGCCCGTGGCGGTGTCCGAAAAAGACACCGGGAAGATCACCACCGCCGCAGGAGCATCCGCACCCGTGACCGTATCACTGAGCGCCGCGCCGAAGGCCGAGGCCGCTACCGAGGGCAGATCGAAAAGGGTTGCCGTGTCAGACAGGCTCGAACCGAAGACCGAACCCGCTGCATCTGGCGCGTCCGTACCTACAACGATGTCCGAAACCTCGGCGCTAAACGACGACGCGAGAACTACAACTGCGTCAGTGCCTGTTACTGTATCCGTGAAGCTGGGGGTAAAGACCGACGCAGCGACAACGAAAGCATCAGCACCTGTAGCCGATTCAGAAACAACCGTTAGAACTGCATACCCAGCGGCAATCCCATCGGACGCTACGGCGGTGTCGGCAAATGATGACGTGAAGTCCACCAGGGTAGTGGGAGAATCTACAAGAGATGCCGCGTCAGAAAGAGCAACGCTAAGACTCGCCGTAACGGTAAGCGTATCTTGTATACCAGCAGTTTCAGCGGTTTGGGCGCCGAAAACAGACGCGACTACCGACGAAGCATCCGCACCCGTGGCGGTGTCAGAGAAGGCGGCGCCGAGCGTTGCAACTGCGCTGAAGGTATCCGCACCTGTGGCCGTGTCGGAGAGTGATACAGCGAACACAAGCCCTGCGGAAATGGCATCCGCACCCGTAGCGGTGTCGGAAAGCGATACGGCGAACACAAGGCCTGCGGAAATGGTGTCTGAACCAGTGGTGGTGTCGGTCAACGAGGCGTTGAAGGTCGCCGTGGCAGACGTTGTGTCCTGACCGGTAGCTGTTTCGCTCAGTAGTGTGTTGAACGTTGAGCCAGCAACAGTTGCCGTATCAGAGCCGGTAGCGCTCTCAGAAGTTGCAGAAAGGAAAATGCACGCCGCACTTAGCGCATCGTCGCCCGTGGCGGTGTCGGAGAAGGAGACGTTGAACGTCGTGCCGCCTGCGGCCTCGAACAGCCAGCCCAGCGAGCCGTTGTTGGTCGAGTTGGCCCCGGCGTACCACGTGGTGTTCAGATCGTAGGCGCGGATGCCGGTGATCGTCAGGTAGTCAGGCGTGGTCACCGTGCCCGAGGTTAGCACCAGCGTCGCAGGGGAGGCGGCAGACGTACCCGTCAGCGTCAACACTCTTCCGGCTTCACCAGCAGCGGTGAAATTGCCTACACGCTGCGTTGTGGTGCCGAAGGCGATGGTGGTGGCACCAGTGGCCTTGTAGGTGTTGGTGATGTTGGCGAAGGTGTTGTTGCCGCTGATGGTGAGAGTGCCTGCGCCGCCTTGGTTGAGGGTGATGCCGCTGTAGGAGGCGCTGCCGCCTGCGAAGGTTTTGGCTGATGCGGAGGTGAGGCTGATGGTGCCGGTTCCGGTGACGGTGAGGTTGGTGGAGGTACTCGCGTCCACCGCATTTCCTGAACCCGCAATAGTCCATGTTCCTGAACCTATGCCAACGGTTCTTGTGCTTGAAGTAAACGAACGCAACGACGAAGTAGCTCCAGATAGCGTCACATTGTATGTAACTGCATTAAACGTTCCAGCACTTATTATTAGTGCAGTTGCTGAATTAAAATTTGTTTGAAAGGCATCTTGTAGCGTCACAGAACCTGTAGGATTGTCAATGGTAAAACCTTGTGTAAATATCTTTCCGGCGCTAGTTATTGTTTGACTACCACGGCCCACAAAAATCAATGTGCCAGTTCCCGTCAACGTCGTGCCTGTACCATTGATCCAGTTGCCGTAGATTGTGGCCCCCGCCGCCGCCCCCAACGTCATCGTATTCGTCGTCCTAGCCGACATGTCGATGGTGCCGATGTTGTAGTCTTGGTTGACGGTGATGGTGGCTCCGCTGTTCAGCCCTGTAGCTTCAAAAAAGCAGGTGTCCTGTGCCAACGGGAAGTCGTTGATGTTTGGTGTGCCGCCGCTTGACGTAGCCCAGCCGATAGAGCCGCCCCAGTTGCCGCCAGCAGCAAGGTTCCAATACTTGTTCGCCGCAGCCGTGAACGTGATGCCGCTGTTGCCCTTGCAATCGCCAATGCGTGTCCCCGTTGCTGGCGCTGCTACACCGGCTATGGTGATGTCTCTGAAGTCAACGTCAGTGAGGCTGACAGCCGCGCAGGTCAATGTGCGTGTGGTGCCGATGATGTTAGAGCGAACGATGTGACGCCTCGTGGCGTTGGTGCCTGCTGAGCAGGTGAAGGTGCCTGTGATGGTCTGGTTGGCTGTGACGCTGATGATCTTCAAGCCAGTAGAGGTGATGCCGGTGAAGGACAGGTCGTTGAAGGTGTTGGCTCCGTTGAGGGTGACGGTGCCTGCGGATGTGTTAGTAAATGCAACGTTATAGAAGGTTTTGCCATTTCCTGAAAAGGTTGGGTTGCTTCCAGTGCAGTTAATTTGCGCAGTTCCGGCAACAATCGTAAGATCAGCAGATGTAGTTTCCGTAGTTCCAAACGCAAATGCGCCACTACTACCAGAAGTCGTTATAGTCCCGGACCCAAAGTCAAAGGTTCTTATATTAGAAGAACTGCAGGTAATTCCCCCACATGTCAAATTGTACGTTACACAATCAAAAACTCCATTAACTAACGTAAAGCCCCCTACTGTGCTCAAATCTAAAGCACTACCCAACACCCATTCACACCCAACCCCATCCAGCGTAATGGACGATGCCAACGCAACGCCATTAGTCGTCAACGTCAACCCCGACGTAGACCCTGACAGCGTGATAGCGCCTGTGTACGTCCGCGTCAACCCCGTCGCAGGCAGCGTCACGTTGCCGTGAATGCCAACAATAGCTGTGCTGCCTGCCAGCGTCACGTTGCCCACCAACGGGCCTGCAATGGTGAGGGCTTTGCAGCGAATGCCGCCAGTGACAGCGTTCACCGTGGCTGTGTAGGCTGTGGCGTTGGACAGGCTGTCGAAGACAACATCATCATGGCTGCGTGGCACAGCAGCGCCAGAAGCGCCGCCAGACGACGTAGACCAACGAGCGGTGTCGCTCCAGTTGCCTGTGCCACCAACCCAATAGCGCGTGCTGTCAGCAGGCTTGGCTGTGCGGTAAACAGGCGCTGCCGCCGTGCCTGTGCTGTTGGCACCAGCGTAGAACTCACCAGGGCTTGTGGCAGCAAAGCCAATGCTGCCCATAGCAAGGTAGTCAATGCTGTCTGTGCAAGCTCCAGCGAGGATGTGGGCAGTGCCTGTGCCGGTGAGGGTGACGACGTTGCCTACTGTACCCGTCACCGTCCATTTGCCGAAGGTCTGCGTTGTGGTGCCAAGGGCAATGGTGTGGGCTACGGTTTTGGTGGAGGCGAGTTCGGTGAATTGGTTGTTGCCGGTGATGGTGAGAGTGGACGTGCCGGTGGTGCCGCCGATGGTGAGTTTGTTGTAGGAGAGACCGCCGCCTGCGAAGGTGCGGGCGGTGGTGCTGGTGTCGGACAGAACGATGTCTGCAGTACCTTTGTAGAAAGCTGTTGGGGGAGCAGTAGTTTGATAATTCCAAACTGAACCAGTGCCTGATAACGTCCATGTACCAGACCCCATTTTTAATATAGTACCTATATTTGTGTTCTGAGAAAAAAGACCTGTCGTGACGTTGTACGTCACAGCATCAAATGTGCCAGATGTGAGCGTCAGGGTCGTAGCTGCCGATAAATCAAGAGCGTCCCCTAATTGAACAGTCCCAACGTCACAATCTATTGTAAAGCCCCAGCCGCCAAAAGAAACGCCGTTGCTGGTAATGGTCTGCGTGGTTCTCCCAGATAAAAACACTGTTCGAGCGCCACCAAAAGTGAGGCCAGTTCCAGAAGTCAAAGACCCGTAAAAAGTTGGGTTTTGCCCTAGCCCCACGCTTAGCGTCATAGCCGTCGTGCGGGTCGACGTATCAAGTGTGCCTACGTTGAACGTCTGAACCGTCACCGTCCCAGCAGAGCCAGTGTTGTCAAACACAGCCGTGTCCTGCGCCAACGGGAAGTTGTTGATGTCTGGACTGCCTCCAGAGCCCGGTGCCCAAGCCGTTGCAGACCAGTTCTGCGCCCCTGCAAGGTTCCAATACACCGTCTTCGCCGCAGGGAAGGTGATGCCGCTGTTGCCGCCACAGTCGCCTGCACGGGTCGGAGAAGAGCCTGCTGCGGTGCCTGCAATGGTGATGTCGCGGAAGTCGCAATCGTCGGCACTGAGCGTGCCGACTGTGAGGGTGCGGGTGGTGCCGAGGGTGTTGGAGCGGACGAAGATGCGACGGACGGCTGTGGCACCGGCGACGGTGAGGGTGCCGGTGATGGTTTGGTTTCCAACCAAAGCTAATTGTGTTAAACCAGCAGAAGTGGAGGCAGTTAATGTTAAATTATTAAATGTATTTGTACCTATTACGCTGTGGGTAAGCAAACTTGAGGAAGCTCCTGTAAAAGACACATTATAAAGTGTCAGTCCACCGGCATCTAAGGTTATATTGGAAGCCGTCGAAGACATATTTAATTGCGATGTCCCCGCATTAAATGTCAAGTTTACTATGACAGATGTATTAAAAGCAACTCCTGTTCCACTCAACGTCACCGTACTCGACCCCAATGTTATCGCCCTGACGTTGCTGTTGCTGGACGCCAGAGAGCCTGCGGTGACGTTGTAGTTCTTGGTGTCGAAGGTGCCGTTGGTGATGGTGAGGTTGTTACCAGAAACACTAAACGCATCTCCAAGCTCAACCCTGCCTCCATACGAGTCAATTACCAAATTGCTGTTAAAAGCTTTCCCAGCGCTGGTAACGGTTTGGATGTTGCGGCCTGAGAATGTTATTGTGCCGTTATAGCTTAATGTGACGGCGGAGGATAGCGTCAAATCCCCATAAAATGTCATTGAGTTACTGCCACCCAATGTAAAAGCATTTGTTCTTGTCTGCGTTGACAGCGCACCAGTGTATGAAAACGCGGAATCTATCGTCACCGTAGCCGACGTATTCAACCCCGTGTTCTCAATGACAGCGGTATCCTGCGCCAATGGGAAGTTGTCTGTGCTGACACCAGCACCAGAGCTTGCAGCCCAAGCGTTGGCAGACCAGTTGCCGCCAGCAGCCAAGTTCCAATACACCGTCTTCGGCGTGTCGAAGGTGATGCCTCTGCAGCCTCTCAAGTCGCCAACACGCGTGCCGCTGATGGGCGCGGCTGTGCCGATGACGTAGATGTCTCGGAAGTCTGCGTCGGTCAGGCTCGGTGTGGCGTTGATGGTGAGGGTTTGGGCGATGCCGTAGGTGACGCCTCTGAACCAGACTCTGCGGTTACCTGCGGTGCCGCTGGTGGAGAGGGTGCCGTTGATGGTTTGGCGGGAGTCGAAGGTGACTTGACGGACGCCTGCGGACGCCTGTGCGGCTACTGTAAAATCATTAAATGTATTGATACCTCTAATATCAATTCCAGAGCCACCCGCCGCAAATGCTACATTATAAAACGTAACCCCTGTAGCAGAAGCAGCGCCGCCAGCAATAGTCGGACCCGCCGCTGTTGCATTAATTGTAGAAGTTCCCGCGTTAAAAGTAAGATTTGTGTTTGTTGAAAATCCTATAGGAGTAGAGCCACTTAAAGTAAGTGTAGACGAACCCAGAGTAATAGTTCGGACATTGCTGTTGGCTGAAGAAATAACAGATGCTGTGAGATTATAGTTTGCAGTATCAAGGGTTCCTTGAGTCACAGTAAGTGTATTACCGCCAATATTCAGCGCACCCCCCAATGTCACCGTGATACCGCTACCACTGATATTAACAGGACCAAACGTCTTGCCTGCGCTGGTCAAGGTTCCTGTACCATTCAGCGTCATCGTACCGTTGTAAGTAAACGTCATGCCCGCATCAAGCGTGACGCTACCAGAGACGATAATGACGGCATTACCTGCCAACGTCCCCGTAAACCCTGTGCAGTTGATGGACTTGGCACCAGTGTTGCCGCTGGAGATGGTGCAGGTGCCGGAGGACAGATTCGTGAAGAACACATCATCAGCGCTGGTAGGAACGCTTGCCCCGCCACCGCCGCCAGACGTAGTTGACCACTTGGTTCCGGCAGTGCCATCCCAAGCTGCTGTACCACCAACCCAGTACCTGTCAGCCATCTCTTACGCCTTCACGTAGCGAACACCGTCAATCTCGATGTACTCTGGCTCAGGCTCAGCCTCAACAGGCGGCGCTGTCACCACGGCAATCCAATTGTCTCGGCGCTGCTCCTTCATCGCCTCAATCTCAGCTTCGCTGAAACCGTGATCGTCAGGCAGATGAAGAGCGTCAGCAAACTTGCCGTGAGGAGTGTCGAAGGAGAAGTCAATTTTGATCATGGCTTGAAAGCAAAACACCCGCCTAGACGGGTGCCTTTTTCAGAGTTGTTGAAGATCAAGCAGCATCGAGGCTGAAGGTATACGATACATTCAATGTGTCCCCGCTAGTCACCGTTCGGTCACCCGGCGCGGCAAAATCCGCTGCCGAGAAGAGCGTTCCCGTCGTCCCGCCCTTGGTGTCATTAGACGTCAAGAACGCACCGCCAATCGTGGCGGAAGCGTTGATGTTGAACGAAGCAGGGGAGCCCGTGTTGTCGATCACCGAAGGGTCTGCCGTCGTAGCCGTACCGAACGTGCAAGTGGGGCGTGTGGCATTGCTGTACCCCGTCTCCTCCGTCCAGCCCGCGTGGCTGGCCATCGTGTTACCCGCAGCGGGGTTGTTGGACGAGGCCGCACCGTACAGGCCGATATACCAAGTAGTGATCTGAGAACCACCACCCAAGGCCGCTTCGTTCATGTAGAACAGCCCCTCGTTTACAACGAGGTTGTGAGACTGCGTCTCCCACTTCAGATTACCTTGAGGGTCGTAGCAAGCGATCTTGAAGACGCCGCCAGCCTTAGACTTGTTCAACATGATGAGTTCCTTATGCAAAGCGCAACAGCGCGGAAGCGGCTGTTGCCGCAGGGAGTTGAATGGTGAAAGTACCTGACGCCGTCTTGTCCGCACCGAAGTCCAGCACCGCGATAGCGCGGTTGGCCTTGGTCTCGTTGTAGATCAGCCCGCCCCGGCAGACAAAGGATGCCCCTGACCACACGGGATTGTTGAACGTGACGTAGGCCGTCGTACCGGAGAGGAGGACTTGGACATTGACGAGGGGGATACCGCCAGGGTTGTAGCCGGTACCGGTCACTTGCCCTGCTGTTGCCACGTTGTACGCGGTCGTAGCCTGACTCAGATCAGCCGCAGCGGTGTAGAGCGCGAGCTTCAGCGTGTCAGTGTCGAGGTCGTGGACGCCCAGCCAAGACTCCTGCTTGAACGACGAACACATGCCTTGGAGGATAGCCATTTACTTCACCGGATTCCGTACTTGGCCACTGCGGTAGGCATCCATGCGGTTCTTGCCGTCACCCAAGTTCTTGAGCAGCAGGAACGACTCATTGAACTGGTTCTGGTACATCGTCATGATGTCCGCCTCTTCCTTCATGAACCGACCCGCTTCAACCATGACCGCGTTGAACAGCACCGACTCAAAGTTGTCGCCAATCCATGACGTACCCGCAGTAGCGATGCTCTCGGGGTAGTAGAAGTAGTGCAGCTCCGCCTTGTACCCCGCCACAGGTGTCGGGCCCAGGATGAACGTCAGCTCGGTCGGCAGGTTGTACACCGGGCCGAAGAGCGCGTAATAGCGCGGCACGCCCGTCGTCGCCGGGTTCGGGTACGACTCCCGAATGAAGTTGACGTCCTTGTTCAGCAGGAACGTGTACTCACCGCCTGCTGCGGGGAAGACTGCCAAGGAGAAGACCGACAAGAAGTCGTTGGGGGCGGCGAGGTACTGGTTGCCCGCGCTCAGGTCCCCGGTCATGTTCTTCCGCAGCGACGGTAGCTGGACGCTGTTGTAGATCTTGTTCTCGGCCAGCTTCGTCAGCGTGGCAAAGTCCACGTCCGTGAACGTGTTCTCGACGCTATCCTCAACAGCGGTCTTGAGCTGGGTGTAGTTCACGCCATCGGTCCTCGGGCCATGAAGCCCTTGGTCTGAGCCTTGCCACCCCGGACCTTGATCCCGGAGGTCTTGGCAGGCGGGCAGGGGGCGGTCGACTCAGCACCGACAACAAGGCGCGGGGGAGTGCGCTCAGCGACGCCCACAACGGGCGTAGGGACCGGTTTGGCCTTCATCATGGGTTTACCCCTTCTTGCGCCCGACCGGGCCTTGGTTGCGTGCGCGGGCCATGTTGCGGCCCATATCCTGCGCCATTTCCGTGGTGACGCCGCCCTGGTTGTACTTCGCCATGCCGCCCATGGCGAGCTTGGCACCGGGCCCGTGGGCTTTGCTGGCGGGCTTCTTGGCATGCGCCTTGAGAGCCTTCATCGCGTCTTTCATCTTGAACTCCTTCGGGCTGCGCCCGCGTGAATGATACCGCTGACTTACGAATTTGGGAATGGCGCAGTAGGCGGCGCGAAGTTGGTGGTGTAGCGGGCAACGCCTACAGTGATACGGACATCGTCGATGTTACCGTTGAACGATGTATTTCCTGAATTTGAAACACGAGCCATCGTGGTCATCGGCTTGTTTGTTTGGCTTGCAACTTCGACGCCGTTGATGTAAAGCCGCATTGTGGCCGTCACCGGATCGTTGACTACCGCGACAAAGTTCCACGAAAAAGTGGGCATCGCATAGTTTGTAGTTACGAGATTAGCCCCTGTAATTGGTGCAAGTAAAAAGTCCGCAGAAAACCCGTTATAGGCTCCGAGCGAAAACTGCGTAGCGCTTGAGCTGTTCCACCTGATACTGTTGTAAGTGTTGCTGTATACCCACAGCTCTGCGGTCCACGGCTCCGTCGCAAGAGCAGTGATGAAGCCTTTATCAAGATAGTTGATTTGAAGGTAGTCGCCGGTACTGTCGCAGATTAGGCTCCCAGTCCCAAACTTGACATTGGATGTGTCGATCTGGGCGTTACCAAACGCCGTCATCGTGTAGCCAACGGGCGAATTGTCCACAAACGTCGTCGAGCCGCTGGTGCCGTCCATGTGCAGCAGCAGCTTCACCATTGAGAAATACGGGTCCGTGGTGAGATTTGCTGTGGTGGCTTGACCGACCTGCCCAACGCCGACAAGCGCGTTGGGAGTCAACGGGTCAGTGAAGTCTCTCGCACCGCCAATCGGGGCCCAACCCCACTGGATGACCAGCATCCCTTCGCTGACGTTGTTCAACGCGTTGACACCGGACTGGAACCAAGTGTTGGTGTCCGGGCGTGGGTCTCTGATAGCCTGTGGGTCTGCAATTGGGTACATGCCCAACTGCAACTGCGGCTGATCCGGCGTCCAGCACTGCGGACAAGCCTTGATCTGTGTCTCTTTCGTCTTGACGACGAGGTTTTTCAGTCGCTTCAGGTCAAAACGAAAGCCACAGACATCGCAAAAGCCGAACGCCTTTCTTCCGTTTGCGAAGCGGTTAGACATGACAACTCAGGAGATGAATTGTTGCCTTGGGACGAACCGCACTGCTGCCTTCTCGCGGTCCTCTGAACTGGCACGGTCCCAATCCGCGTCGTACTGCTCCTTCAGCACCGGCAGACGCTCCATCGCGCCGGGGATCTTGAGGGCCAAGTAGTACGCCAAACCGGAGACCAGACACGGGAGGAAGCGGAAGGGGATGTCCTGCGTGTAGCCACCGCCTGCACCCGCGTCTTGAATGCGTCGCAAGTACCAGTAGACGAACTGGTAGACGCCGGTCTGGTCCGGAGTGGGCCACACGGTGATGCTCGGTGAAGCCGTTGCCCCCGGCGAGTAGCTGCTGCCCGCAGGGTACGTCGCATCGGAGTTCCGGTTCACCAGTACCTGAATGGGCCGCGCCTGCTGGAGCTTGTTGGGGATGGACGAGTAGGTAGAGATCGAAATGCGCGTGATGGTCAGGTCAGCCTGCGTACTGACGTTGCCTGCACCGGTCCTGATGACGTGTTCGAGGAGGTCGACGGTGTCAGAGGGCAAGGGGTACGTGTTGACGCCTTGGGTCAGGTTGATGACCGCTTGGTTGAACGTCCACATGTTCACACCACGGTTCGCCCAGTCTGCGAACAGCAGGTTCAGCGATCTCCGCGCCGTGCGCAAGTCATAACCCGTGCGCAACTCAGCACCACAGCGCTCGAAGGCTTCCTCGACCGCTTCGTTGAGGTCGAGGTTGAATGTCGTGGTGCCGGAGGTAGTCATCTAAATCTCGCCGTCTTTCGGGCTACGCCCTTGGGCTGCGCCACAAATTGTTGGCCCTTGGCCTTGCCTTGACGCTTGGCCTTGGTTGTCGCCGCGTACTCAGCAGGAGACAAAGCATTGATCGCTGCTTCCGGGAGGTATCTCTCCCCCGTCTTTGACGACGGCTTTCCTGACTTGGTCCGCCATTTCTGTGCGGTCCAATCCTTCAGGGACTTTTGGGGGGCTTTCACTTATACCCGCCACCGCGTTGTTTGTACTGCTTGGCAAGCAGTTGCGCCTTACGGGCGCTCCACTGTCCTGCGGCAGTACCTTGCGTTGCCTGTCCTTTGATGCTCTCGAACAACGACTTTCGCATCCCGGGCTTGGTGTAGTTACCCGCCGCGTTGACACGGCTCTCGCCGCCCTTGGCGTAGCCCGAGACTTTCGCCTTGGGCATCTTGGCGGGGTTGATGCACCCCATGCCACGGGATGCGCGCATCAGACGTACCTCGTCTTCTTGGTACGCGTCTCGCACCCAGCACCACGAACGCTGCCGCCCTTGGCGTAGGACTTGGTTGAGCCGCCCTTCTTCAGGCCTCGCTCGGAGATGCGCTCCATGTACTCCGCTTGCTTGGCGGCTTCTGCGTCAGGCCGCGCACTGCGAAAGACACGACCTTGCGGCGTCAAATCGCCAACGGGTTCCACAAGGTCATCGGCGGCTTTAGGTGCGGCACGACGCCCAAACGCACCTGCCAGACCACGCATCAGCGCACCAGCTCCCGCTCTTCCAAGCGCGGCAAGACCCGTCTCGGGGCCAAGCATAGGTTCGATGGCGTCACGGCCCGGGTCCCGCATCATTTCTCGACGGCGCGCAGCCGCCCCTTCCTTCGCCCTTGACGGGTCGTTGTAGGGGCTCTCACTACGCATCGGGGCGGTATCGCGGTCCGTTGCCTTGCGACCTTCGGCTGCACCGCGACCTGCGCCCGCACCAACACGCGCAGGCAGCTTACCGGTCGCGTCCGCATTCAACAGATCGCGCAGCGTCTTGGCAGCGCCGTACTGCCGCTGGAAGTCCGCGAGTTCCTCACGGCTGACAACCGCTTTCCCGTCGATCTTTTGACGGTCGGGATCGGGCCCCTTGTACTCCGACTTCCAGCGCGGTTTCTTGGGCTCAAGAACGCCCGCCAGCTCCTGCCGGAGCCTTTTCGCGCCAGGAGTCGACGCCGCATCTTTGGCGTAGTTGGGGCGTACCATCTCTACCTCACTTGCAGCTTCCGCCGCCCATCATCTTCTTGGGTTTGGCTTTGCCGTCCTTCTTCATGAAGGGCGGGAGTTCCTTCTTGCCTTTCGCCTTGGGGGGCATCTTGGCGGACATCGGGGGCTTCTTCATCATCATCTCACACCATCCTTCCTTTGGTAGGGCCCTTGGTTATGCAACCGTCGGCCCGGGTTACTACGCCACCATTGACGTATTTCTTGATCATGCCGCCCTTGGCCTTCTTGAACGGCCCTGCGGGCTCGGACATGTGCTGCGGAGCAGCCTCAGGCAGCGGACGCCGCTTTGACGGCGAAGAGGGCTTCGGCTTGGACCGACTCTCACCAGCAGGCTCAGGCACGTGCTGCGGCGCGGCTTCGGGGAGTTTTTTCATGAATGCTCCTGGGTCAGAGGGTTTTGACCCGTAGATTGTCGATCTTGACTTCGAGCCTGTCAAAGCGTTCGAGCAGCTCTTTCATGTCTTGACGGAACTCTGCGCGGGTGAGATGGTCCCGGGCAACTTCCTCGCGCGTCCTGTTCAACAGAATGCTCAAGCGGTCAAGTTCACGGAACTTAGCGGCCATGAAGAACGCCACCACGCCCAATAGCACCGTCAGGAGGGTGTTCCATAGGAGCGTCGCATCCATTTCAGCACCCCAACTCCGTTCCGTGCGTCGCCAAGTATTGATCCCATTCCGGCGCATCTACCGATGCGTACAAGTACTGCGCAGCAAATTCAAGTAGCATGGGACTGTCCCTGAAGTGGCCTAGGCCACGGTTGCAGTGGTTGCAGAGCATACCGCGTACTTTCCCGGTTGTGTGGTCATGATCAACAACAAGCTCTCCGGTATCGCCGCAAATAACACACTCTGTCACTTCTGCTTTGATCTGCTTAAGCTGTTCATCGCTTACCGAAGCTCTGAACTTACCACGACATATTTCATTGCGGTATGTGGCGCGGCACTGCCTGCACCAACTATCAAGACCGTTACGCTTTTTGTTATGCGGAGGGAAAAACTCTGCTGACGCAGGTTTTTCGGCCTTGCAACGCGTACAAGTCAACAGTTCCATGCTTTTCTTGCCTTGCGCAGCCGACTGTTCGGGTCTTTGGCTGCTTCGGGAAACATCTTGGCCTGTCCCGCAGACCTTGCGCAAAACGACTTTCGTCGAGCTGCATCCTTCTCGGTCTTTGGGTTCGGCGCGGGCGGTTTAAGCCCCGGCTTGCCCGGGTTGGCTGCGTTGTAGCTGGCGCGGCCTTTAGCGTTGAGACCCCCAGCTTCAGACTTGCCTTCCTTACGCGTCCACGCAGGTGTCTTAGCCATACATCACCGTGGCGGTGGTGCCGGTACCCGTGGTGGCGTAAATACCCGTTTGCGCCAAAATACCCTCGCCAGGGAGCAGCATGTACAGCGAGCCTGCCGCCGCTGCGGGAGTGAACGCGAACAGCGTAGGACCACCGTTACCGTCAGTAATTGTCAATGCACCCGCGCTGGCGGTGTACGTCATAGCGATGGCTTTGATCCGAGACCGTTGCGCTGTGATTGCCGCGCTTGCGGCTGCGCCCACTGAACCTGAACTGACGTCAGTCTGCATCATGGTGAACTCCAATAGGAGAACGCCCCCGGAGGGGCGTCAGAATCAGTTCTGGTACTCGGTCGGGTTCACTGAACCATCAGGCTGACGCTGGACGTAGCTCACCGTGACCACGATCTGGCCCGAGTCAGCGTTGCCCGTCGTCGCCGTGAAAGTCGCCTGGAGCATGACATCAGAGGTGCCGATGTTGTCGCAGTCGTCCACTTGAAGCCCCGCGTCGACCGTAGCCTGAGCCGCACGGCCCTTGGTCGTTGCCAGATTCACCGACTCCAGATACTGGTTGTCGTCCGACGCATTGCCCACAATCATCGCAACCTGCGAGATGGAGTTGCCCGCCAGCGCCACGGTCTTGTCGGCGATGATCGAGACGATCTTCGACCCCGCAGGCAGCGTGAACAAATTCTGAGCCGGAGCCGCAGAAGTCAGGGCCACGCCGTTCATGTTGATGGTAGCGGACTGCGTAAGCAGCACCAGACCCGTATTGCGGCCTGCGCCGTAGCGCTGCGTGCCCGAGCGGATCGGGCCGGAGAAGCTTGAGAATGACATGATGGTTCCTCGTCATACCGCACCGTCTTGAGGAGACAGTCCGCCGAGCCGGTCGGTGCAGTGGTTTAGGGGTAAGTGGGGTCTCGGGCAAGCCCGAGCCTAGCACAGTCTCAGGCAAAAGAAAAGGCCCCCGAAGGGGCCTTGGATCACGCCGGAGCCGTTCAGCTTGCGCCGGGGGAGCCGTACACGCCCAGCGGGTCAGACCAGCCGAACGAGTAACGCTCGCGGGCCTTGTAGCGGTTGTTCCCCGTGTCGAAGTCAGCGTCCATCGAGGTGGACATCGGGACGCGCACGAAGTGCTTCAGGCCGTTCGGAACGTCAGTGGTCAGGAACCACGCGTTCGGGTCGGTCAAGAAGTGGTTGACGGTGTACCCTTCCGGGATCGAGCCGTTGTTCTTCAGCGCGTTGATGTCGTTGTCGGTGGTGCCGACGCGGAGGTTGGTCTCCAGCAGGCGGGTTGCGACGAACATCAGGGCCGGGGGGATGATCAGCTTCCGGGGCTTGGCAGCGATCAAGAGGCCCTTCTCATCCGTCCACGCAGCGATCTGGATCACTGCGTTCTCCAGCGCGGTCTCGTTCAGGTCCGTAGCCACCGAAGGACGGTTGCTGTTGGTACCCCCGGAGACCAGCGGGTGGGCCGTCGAGAACAGCGAGACACCATCACCGCCCGGGAAGGCAGCGTTGAAGCCGTTGTTCAGGATGTTCGCAGCCTTGACCTGCTTGCTGTAGGCCATAGCCCGAGCCAGCGACTTGGTGTAGCGCGTGCTCAGACTGTCGTACAGGTTGTCTTCCATCGCCTCTTCGGTGATGGAGAAGCCCATAGCGATGGTCTCGTGGTTGTAACGAGCGGTCCAGGCTTCCTGCGCGTTGTCATACGCAATGGCCTGACCTTCGTTCTTCACCGGAGCGGCAGAGAAACCAGCGAGCTTGGTCTCCTCTTCGAACGAGCGGTCGGAGGTCTCCGTTTCGTAGATCTCCTTGTGCTCCTCGGCGTAGCGCTTGTACTCCATGCCGAACAGGGCGTTGAGTCCAGGGAGAAGCTCCTTGAGGAGCTGTGCACGAGAAATTGCCATGATTCAGACTCCTCAGACGCCAGCGGCGAGCAAGTACGAGTGGTAACCGAAGTTCCAGCCGACGATGACTTCGGGGTAGCCGATGAAGCTGACCGAAGCGCCGCTGGTGGCCGTGACGCTGGCACTGACCGTGATCGTGGAGGTGGAAGTGACCACACCCGTGACCGTCAGGTTGCTGCCCGGGGAACCCGCCGTGGTGCCGCTGATGCCGTCGATGACGCACTGCATGCCCGGGACGATCCCAGCAGTCGAAGCGACCGTGAAGGTCGTAGCAGCCGAGGGGGACGAGGACAGCGCAGTAGCCACCGTGACGGCGGTGTCAGGCACCAGTTGGATCACGCGCAGGCAGGGCGAAGTGCCCGCACCGGTGCCGACCGTCTGGCGGATGTTGCCAGCCACCGACGAAGCCACCGTGGGGTTGCCGCCCGAAACACCAGCCAGCGAGTTGCCAGTTGCCGTCGAGCCGCCGTTGCCAGCGATCAGGAAGGCGTTGGTGCCGAGGAACGACGGCGACATGTAGCCGATGGTCGTGCCGGTGTTCAGTTGGGTGTTGGCGCTGCCTTGCGCTTGCGCGATCACCGCTGTCTTGAACAGGGCGTTCGGGTCGTCCAGCACGTAGGCCACCGCGTTGGGGGCGTTGGTGCTTGCCGGGTAGTACTGCTGACGCAGCTTACCGTAGATCGGGCCCGACCCGGTGCTGTATTCGCAGCCCAGGAAGACGCCGACAATGTCACCAGCCGCAGCGGCGGACTGCGTGTCCGCGTTGTAGGGGGTGATGATGCTGTTGCCGTTGGATAGACCAACCACATCCCCGTTGAAGATGTTGGTGGCGTAGCCTTGGCCGATGGGGATCATCCGAGTCGAACCTGCAAACGGAATACCGCCCTTCAGGTTAATCGGCGCAAGCCCGTAGGGCTTGTCAATCGTGGGGAAAGCCATTTATGACTCCTATCAGGAACCGTTACCGAACGACCCACGCGACGAGCTGCTTTTCTGTTCAGCAAACAACGGCATGCGAGGGTCACTTTGACTTGTGAACTTGGAATTCACGGAATGCGACTGGCTGTTGGTCATGTCCGCGTAGTGGGTAACGCGCTGACTCAACATATCGTCGGGCATCTTGCAGAGCATCAGACCGCCGATCTCGATGTTCCCCGTCTTGGTGTTGGCCTCGAAAGCCAACTCAGGGTGATCTTCTGCCTTGACGGGCTCATAACCCTCACGCAGTCGTTGCGACACATTCGTGGGGTTCGCTTCCCCCAGCAGATGCGTCATCACCCACCGAAAACCCACACCGGGCTCCGGGGTCGGATCAGGAAGCGTAGAAGCGGGACGCCAGCGACGCTGCGTCTTCTCGCGAGTCGCGAGTTCTCGGGGCGTGCGGGTCTCAGCCATTCTGCTGCTCCAGTTTTGCCACGTTGCGGGCATACTCTTCCAAGGGGACGCCGAGGCGTCGGGCGATTGCTACTTGCGATTGCGTCAGCTTGATCTTCTTCGCTGACGTAGCTCTTTGCGTCGGTGCTACGACGGTAGGCGGCCTGCGGGCCGGTTCGGACTTGGGAGTCTCGAACTTGTCGGGGAAGACTTGGCGTAGCCGAGAGTCGATGGTATCGAAGTACTCTTTCGACCCCGGGTTGTACCCGGATCTGACGAGCTTGTTGTGCACGCCCATCGCGAGACTCGTCATCTCTTCGTCTTCACCGAACCACGAGTTACGCTGTTTCCAAGCCTCTGTGGCTGGATCGAGTTGAGTAACCGGTGCTTGTTGCGAGGGCTGTTGAGGAGCAACGTTACCACGTTGTTCTTCAGATTGCAAGGGGGCAGGCTTGAGTGCTTTGGCACGCTGCTGCATGAACACCGCTTCGTTCAGCTTGGCCTGTGCCTCAACAAACGCCTCGGTATCTCCAGCCTCGTGTGCGGCTTTCAGCGCACTCTTGGCCTTTTCGACTTCGACTTCCGCGAGTCGCTGCGCTTGAGAGACGAACGCACCGGTACCCTTGTCGATCTGTCCCTTGAGCTTCTTGTTCTCCTCGAACAGTATCTGAGCGGCACGGATGGCCTCTTGGTTCTGCCGCTCCAGCGCCTCTTTGGCGCGGCGCTCATCGTGACGAGCGTGCGTCAGCTCCTTGATCCGACTGCGAACCTTCTCGCCATACTGCGCCAGTTCGTCGTCCGTGGGCTCTTCCACGGGCTTTTCCAAGGGTTTGCGGCCCCTGTCCTGGTCGGGGGTGTCATCGACAACCTCGATCTCGGCGTCGTTTTCAACCTCGAACTCCACCTTATCGGTGGCTTTGTCGTCCTTGGTCTCGATCTCGTCGGGGAATTTGAACTCAGCCATTGGTGCTCCTTAAGCGCGAGTGATACCACGGGGGTCTTGCACCACGGCTTCCACCTGATCGTCATTGATCAGACGGAACTCACGACCGTGGATCTTGAACCGCGTACCCGCGTAGGCGCGGGTGATGACGAAGTCACCCTCCTTGCACCACGGCCCGCTTGGGAACTTGTCCATGTCGGCGTAGGCTTGGGGTCCAGCCTTGAGCACGAACAGCACCACAGTGCTGTGCTCTTCGACGCGAAGCGTGGTGTCCGCCTTCAGGATGCCACTCTCGTACTTGTCCTCCACTTCCGGGAGGGCGCACAGCAGCTTGTATCCCGAGGGTTCAGGCAGTTGGCGGGCCTTTTCGGTGTCGGAGATGTCGTTGATATCGTCACTCATGGTTCACTTTCGCGGGCAGGTTGGCACCGTGGCTTGCCCGAGCACCACGGCGGGGGTCCGGGCCAGCGGCCCGGGGGAATCAGTTGTCGTTGCGTTTGGCGACCTCAATGAGGTCGAGGAGTTCACGCTCGGCCAGAGCCAAACCGTGGATCACGCCGCAGGCGTAACGGTATTCACCGAAGTCCTTGGCAGAACCTCCGGCGATGTTGTCAGTGAGACCGTTGAGTTGGGTTCTGATCTTGGTGCGCAGCACCATCAGGATCTTCTCGTCCATGTTCAGCTCCCAGGGTTACCGTTACGGTTAGGCACAGGGCGCGGGCGGGAGGCTTGGATCACCTTCACCGCCCTATCCGCGTCCTTGGACTGCTTGTCCATGACGGTCTTCATAGTGGCCTTACGGTTTTCTGACGCGAGTCGTTCGCGGTCGAGTCGCAGGCGCTCTTGGGCGACGATGAAGTCCATCTCGTCGTTCTTGGCCTTGCGCTGGCTGTCGCGCTCCTTGAGCTGCAACTCCGCCTGAGCGATCTGAAGCTCAGGGTTCTGGGCCTGCTGTTGTGCGGCCTGCTGCGCCGCCATCGCTTGGTTCATCACCAGTGTGCGCTGGGCAGCGGCGGCGACCAGCGGAGCCAGAGCCTTCTCGTCGTCCAGCGTGATGGGAGCGGTGTCGTCCTCGTCCAGCGCGGGCAGCGGGACCCCGAGGGACATCTCGATCTGTGCCCGGTACGAGAACCCAGCATGCTCCGCGATGTGGGCCATAAGCGCAGCCATCATCTGCTGCGCCATCGGGTTCTGACCGATAGCCATTGCGATCTTCGGGTCCTGCATGAACGACTGGTGCGCGGCCATATGCGCCTCGTGGTCTTGGTACGCGAAGGCCTTGACGGGCTTACCGCGCAGCACGTTCATGTTCTCGGTGATGGGGTCCTGGGGCTTCTGGTCCTCGGGCAGCGCGACCAGCTTGTCGGCGTTCTTGATGCCCAGCACCTCCAGCATCTGGCGGTGAAGCTGCGGCAGGTTGTAGATCTGCGGAGCCCCTTGGGCAAGCTGAAGCGCCGCTTGGTACTGCACCACCCGCTGGCTCATGGTCGCCGCGTTCGGGTCGCTGACCGGGATCACCTCGACGAGGGAGTAGTCGCTCTGCCGCGCACGCGGCACCGCCGTGTCAGGCTCGTAGTCGTAGGACTCCGGGGCGAAGTCAGCGATGATGGCCTTCAGGAGCTTCAGCTCCTGTTTCATCGCGTAGTGCATCCGCGCCTGCACCGCCGACATGATCTTGAGCTGGCGCTCCAGCAGCGCCAGCATGGTGCCCACCGGGGCCTGCGCGGACATGTCCGAGACCTTGAGGTCTGCTGTGGCGGCGAACCGCCGCGCCTCGTCCACGATGCTGCCCAGCAGCGTCAGGAGCGTCTGGGACGGCTCCTTGTAGGGCAGGGGCATGATGTTGTCGCGCACCGTGCCGGAGGGCACGTCGACGTCCCTGAACTCGCCCGGGGCGATGGGGGTATCGTCCCCTTTGATTCGAAGGCCACGGGCCTTCAGTCCCCCTGGAAGGTTTGACAGAGTACCGGCGTCGACCAACTGGCGGGTCAGGCTCGTGGCGCTCTTGGCCGCGCCTCCGATGAGGTGAATCAGCCCGAAGCCATACGCACCGAAGCCCGGGATGTACTGGTAGTGCACGAAGTGCTGACGCGCTTGGTGGGTCAAGTCTCCTTCAAGCCAGTTTCTCCTGATGGAGAGCACTGCACCGGTATCTTTAATCACCGTGACGACGTAGGGCCGCTCGATGGCGGTGGGGTTGCCGTCCTTGTCCTTGTGCTCGTCGCCCGGGATGCTCAGCTCGACGTGGATCTCCAACAACAAAAATCTGTCGTCATGGGTGGCGGCGAAGCCGGTCTCCTCATCCTTGCGTTCCTGTATCTCATCAATGTTCTTGCTGGGCTCACCGATGTCGATGTCACGGTAGAACCCGGCGTTCTGGAGACGCAAGATCTCGTTCTTGGTCTTCCTCATCCTGTGCGTGACGCGTGGGCACGAGGTGAGTTCCGACGTGCCGTAAGGCAGGATGATGTCTTCAGCGGGGATGAAAGTCGAGACCTGACGGTCGAGGTTGGGGTCGTAGTAGACCTTCTTGAAGGCAGAGCCCGCGATCGGCAGGTTCCACAAGAGTTTCTCATGCTCCGGGCGATACTCCACCATGACTTCCGTCAACTGGTAGTTCATATCGTCCTGCACCCGCGCAGCGGCCTCTTCTTTTTGTTTTGTATGTTTCCCAAGGATCTTGGCCTTGACGGGGCCTGCGGCAGGGAACAGTTCGGTGATGGCCTCGCTCTGGAAGCGCACGACAGCTTCTGTCAGGATGGGGGAGAAGACGCCGCACGCGCCGCTCCACGGTTCCGTCCGCTCCTCATACTTGAGACCCAGGAGCTTCAACCCATTAGCATAGGTCTCCTCCCAGTCTTTCCGGCTGTTGATGTCGTTGTCGTAGTCACCCAACAGCCCCCCGGAAACCTCTTCGAGGATCGCTTCGTCAAGGATGTCGGCCAAGTTCGCTTCAAAGTCGTCGCCCAGGTCATCATCTCCTGGCACGAGGGTGATCTCAACGCCATCGGTGTCGATGGTGACACTGTCCGGGTTTTCGATCTCGATCTCAAGGGCAGGCTCATCGCCCATTACCTCCGGCAGGGGCGGCACGCCCGTCGAGTACAACGCTTTGTCAATGTTGGTCGCCATGAGGGCTCCGAAGGCTGTTGGGGTGTTGGGTCAGTAGTACGCCGCTTTGCGGGCGTGGAAATGTTGAGGTTCGCGGAAGTCAGATGGCAAGCCAATCAGCCCACCTTGTCTGAAGCGCGACAGCGCCATCGAGGTGCAGTCCACCATGTCGTCATGGGACCCGAAGGGGAATGCCACGCACTGTTCAATCACTTCTTCAGCCCACCGTCGTCCCTCGGGATACCAGACCATGCCGCTGCGGATGATGTCAGCCACGGCGCTCAGACGAGCCACTTTATCACCGGTGCCACGGTGCGGCGTAAATTCTTGCACCGGGATACCCATACGGCGTAGCTCTTGGTACAGAGGCACCCCGCTGGACTTCTTCTCGACAATGAACGCTTCCGGCTCCCATTCGTTCCACTCGCGAATGGCGAGGTCTTTCAGTTCCGGGAACTCAACACGCACGTTGATGGCGTTCAGTAGGATGATGTGTGGCTCGCCGTTGGTCAGATTGTCGTCGGTAAACACACCCCAGGTCAGGAGTGCTGTGAAGTCGGCACGGTTGTTCTTTTCCGCCGCTGCGTCCAACGTCATGATGACAAAATCACACTTGGGCGGGTCGTCCAACTTCCAAGATCGCCACCAATCGCGCTGAATAATCGCACCCTGCTCCCCGGTGGGGTTCTGCATGTACTGTGCGTTCCATTGGAACAGCGGCATGGACGCTTTGGTCCGCTCCAAGGCTTCGAGATCGAACTTTTCCGGCCAAAGGGCCTTTTCGACAACTTCAACGCCATCTGGGCCTTCCTTTTCGACGGTTAGTATGGCTGGGAACTCGAAGACTTCGTACTGATCTGCCTTGGGATTGTTGGCACCGTCCTTGATCAGGTGCCCAATGAGGTCATCTTGGTGCCAGCGGGTGTGGACTACCGCTATACGGCCCCCTGACATGAGACGGGTACGTGCGCCGAAGGCGAACCACTGGTAGGTTTTCTCCAGTTCATCGAAATTGCCCGTAAGCAGGTCTTGTTCTGAGTGCGGATCGTCGACTAAAAGGAGGTCAGCACCGCGACCAGCGAGGGCGGCACCGACGCCCGTGGCGAAATACTCCCCTCCGGAGTTGGTTGACCACCGTCCAGCGCTTTTTGAGTCCTGAGCAAGAGTGATCCCGGGAAATACGGCCTTGTAACGTGCGTCATCAATGAGGTTTCGCACCTTTCGACCAAAATCGACGGCCAGATCGCCAGTGTGTGACACCATCAGCACCTTTTTATTGGGGAATTTCCCCAAAAACCATGTTGGAAACAGCGTGCTGATCAGGTGCGACTTGCCATGCCGAGGGGGGATGGAGACTGCGATCCGGTCTTTGAGCCCGTAAGCGATGTTTGTCAGCAGTTCCGCAAGTCGTTTGTGGTGGGTAGCGATGACATACGATGGGTCCATATGTTGACAGAATGCCAACAGGTCATCCTGACACCGCTTCGCGTGCTTTCTCCGCTCCAGCTCCTCCAGCACCGACAGTAGGCGTGTCTGCTCATCGGCAGTCAGCCTGTGGATGTTCGCCAAGGCGAATTGGATCTCCTGTTCGGTCAGCACGGGTCGAGTTGGGTTGGGTTGGGTTGGGGGTCAGCTCAACAGCGCGTCAACGTCGATTGGTTTAGTGGTTGTGATGGGCGGAGCCAGCACCACCGCCTCTTCAGCGTCTTCCGTACCCATGAGCTTGCGCAACTTGTCCTTGAGGGTGTTCTCAAGGTCGACCGTCGAGCGATTGTTGACGGTGATCTCGGTGCGTTCGGTGAACAGTCCGACGTCGCTGACCTTGCCGAGCATCTCAAGGGCTCGCATTCTGATGCGGGCGTCGGGGTTTTCCGACTCGATGATCAGCCGATTGGTGACGTAGTGGCGCAAGCGCTTGGCATCCCGCACCACCTCCATGTCGTACCGGGTCAGGATGGCATTGACGTAGTAGGCACCCTCGGGCGTTTCCAAGGCCCCATTGACCTTCGGTGGCGTCTCACCCTTGCTTGCGGAGCGCAACACGTTCTCTGCCACGTCGGTCAGCTCACACACGTCAGGTGGCTCGTCCTCGTAGCCCTCAGACAGCAAAAGGCCAGCGGTGTTGCACGCGGCCTGTGCACGGGCTCGCACCTCGTTGTACGAAACCCCTTGCGGGGGCTTGCCTATGGGCAGTGGGACGAAGTCTTCAACCTGCGTTTTGATCATGGTGGCTTCCTGCGCCGCACCCGGGCGTAATGCCATGGTACCGCATTGCCATTGGTGGCGTCAACTAGGGAAGTTTTGGTTCTATCCCGTGCCGTTTTGCTGCCCATTTTGGTACCATAAACCGGGGGGTACTTTAGGTACCATTGACGGGGGGTGTTCGCATATTTAAGTACCCCGGGGGTGTACTTGTTAAAGTCCCACGCCGCTAAAAAATACGTCATCGTGGGTGCGGAATACAGCGTAGCGGGCGGGCGGGACTCCAAACCCATAGCGGGGGGTGGGGGGACGGTGGGGGTCCGGGGCTGGGTTATACAGTGTTTAACGTGCCGATTCCCACGGGTTCCCCTAGTGTGTAGGAAACTAGTTCCTACACTGGGCCGGACAGTTGTCCGGTGCGACTAAAGGAGTAGATACCATGTCGCAAATGAAGTTCGATTTGACCCCTATTGCAGCCACTATCTCGGATGCTGCGGCGGCCGAACACGGCGCACGGGACAAATGGGCCCGGGCTGGTAAGGCACTCGCGAAGGCGGGGATTGTGTCGGGCATGCTGGTCAAGTCGACCGAGAAAAACCCGAACGAGCTTTGGAATGAGTCCGTACACGATCAAGTTAGGGGATTCATCGTTCAAGGTGTCTCGGCATCAAAGAAAGGGATGACATTCCAGTCAATTGTCCCCGGGTCAGTATCCGAAACGTCCCCTAAGGGATCGAATCGCTGGACTATCGCGGATTTGCTTGAGTTGACCCGGGATCAACTTAGGGACATCGACGATGATGTTCTGAAGACCCAGCGTCGCACCTACATGCAGTTGATCGACGGCCCGATGATGAGCCGAGTCCGACAATATATCGACACTGCCAATGGGGTCGAAAAGACCCGGGAAAAGAAAGAAAAGACGGACGGTAAGACCACGGAATCTGACGACCCAATCGTCATGATCCAGGGTCTCATGGCCCGGAAGACGAAGTTAGTCGACGTGGCAGATGTCGACCGATTTGAGTCCGCAGGACTGGAGATGATTGCACTCATGCGCAGGGTCAGGAAGGCCTGACGGCCTGACCCCAAGAGCCCCGACGAGAGTCGGGGCTTTTTTGTGCCCGCAGGGTTCGCGCCCTGCGGGCTTTTTTGCGTCCGGACCGGGTGTCAAAAGCACGCGAGTACGCGAGCGGGCACGCGAGCACGACGGACTATCAGCGGCACGCGAGCCCACGCGCCTGCGACGTGTACACGGACGCATTGCGCGGACGAATTGCCCCACGCAACCAATGTTATACAGTGTATAACAAACCTACACATAGCACCCCTCTGGACACCCGATCCCTGCACTTGACACCCGATCCCAGTCTGAGCACGCGAGCAGGCACCCCGCCCAAATGTTCGAACAGCGTTCCGGTTTTTTGCGGTTTTTGGAACGGCGTAAGTCGTTGATTCTCTAAGACTCTTGTACTAATGTTCCGGTTGTTCTGTGTTTTTAAGAAAAATGAATAGGAGGTATAGGTAGGTGGTATCCCTAAGTTATCTATATTTTATGTTTATACGGGTTTTTGTGTGTTTTTTGGCGCGCGGGTGCCCGAATTCCACTTTTTGTTGTTTACTCTTTTATGTGCCACTCTGTAGACGCTATCTTCATTTTCCCAAAACACAATTTTTTTGGAACAACGCTCGTCGACCCCTAACAAAATCATAGACATTTTGTGATTATTTTACGTTCCTGAAAACAACAAAATCCGGAACAACACACAGAACATTGGCCCTTTTTCGGAACATTTTCCGGAACAACACACAAATTTGACACTACTCAAAAACGACCGTGATCTATAGCGCTGACGAATTGATCTCCAAAAGATTTCCATAGGTAAGCGATGTGATAAATAACTCACAGCCCCACCGGCTGTGTTTATAATAGTCGGTCCTCAACCCACCGGAGCCCCTGCTCATGGACCTCATCTTCCCCTCCTCGCTCCTCAGCCGCGTCTACCTCTCTCCCAAGGGGGTGCCACTCTTCCGGCACAACGCCCACATGCCCCGCGCCGTGTGGGGAAAGCCCGTGCCTGCCTACGGCCTCGGAGGGACCGGAGGGGATCAAGTCTGGTACTTCGTCAGCTACCAGTACGCCGTCCCTGGCTTCGCCATTGAGGCGCTGCGTGCCTACGTCGCTGAGGGCAACGCCCTGCCGCCTGCGGACACGCCTGAGCGTGCTGACGTGTTCAACGAGATGATCCACCTGCCCGTGTTCGAAGCCCTGGGCAACGACCTGCAAGCGATGGGCTCAGGCCCCTACGCCGTCAAGAGCAACGTCCTGTTGGGCATCCGCAAGCGTGCCATTCGATCGAGTGCTGAGCGCATGATGGGCAAGTTGGGCTTGCCTGCGGATGCCCCGGTGCCGAAGGAAGCGATAGGCGTGCTTGCCATGATGTACGACGTGAGTGAGACCGTCATTGTGAAGTCGCTCGGTGCGCCGGAGGTTGCACCGGTACCCAAAGCGCGTGCTGACTACAAAGATGATGAGAGGTGGAAGCACGTCGTGAGGATGACGATGCTGGCGCGTACACACTCCTATCAGTTGTGGTTGCGGTCGCCTGTGGGCACGCCGAAGTTGGCCGGGAAGTTCTCAGCGGCTGACGCACTCATGCGTTACGAGGGCGAGCTGATCTACCCTGAGCGGTGCCCAGTGACGGGCGAGGTGCTGATCTATGACGCATACGTCAACAAGAAAGACCCACGCATGGCGAAGGTGGGGCGCATTGACATCCGTTCCCCCGGAGGGGAGACCTTGCCCTACGAGTCGGGCAACGTGATGTTGATGTCAGCGTTGGGGCTGAAGGTGACTGAAGGGAGGGTGCACGCTTCGAAGCTGACGGAGGACCAGCATGCACACTGGCTGCGCTGGGCTGAGGTACACACCACCAACACCACACCGACACCGACCACAGCCCCGACCCCTGCCGACACCAACGTCACCACCACTAAGACCGACGAATTGGAGGACGCTATTGACGAACGAAATGCTTGACATAAGGACGAGATTGATATATAATAGATATGTCGGTGGGAGATCAGCTCAAACACACGACACGCTCTTTAACAATTTATCTCTGCGCTCGATGTTATACATCGGGCGGCGGCTTACGCCGCTAGTACATCAACACATGCCCAACGCACCGAAGGAGGTGCATATCTATCTTTCACCCGGGCGGGTGGTTGATCCCTGCGATCTCTGACAGGTAAGAATCCTGTGGAGGTGATGCACGGCAACGTGCATCGGAAGGCCCACGTAAATCCCACGTGGCGGGTTGCCGACCTTAAACGGCAGGTCTCGCAGGGGGTGGAAATCACTCGCCCCCTGCCTAGATCGCTTCGCGCAAATCGTCCGGTGGGTGCACGCCCAGCGTGCAACGCCTAGAGGCGGAGCCGGTGCAACGCCTAGAGGCGGAGCCGGTGCAACGAGCGATCTAGGCAGCATGTGCTGCGACGCGGTGGCTTCGGCCCCCGTGCATCAAACCCAGTATAGGAGTGAGTAACGTGAACATCATCACTAACAATCACCAGCGCCAGATGGCGTGCCTCGCAGAGCTACCGGACAACGTCCGGGCTGACTTCGACTACGTCAACGAGGACGAGAGGTACTGCCCCCGGTTCGTGCAGTACAAGGGCCACTGGTACGACGTGTATGACACGCAGGTGTTGGAGCAGTCCCGCCTGCCTCCGGGACCCCTGTTCAAGCTCGCCGCGGGCGGGTGGGACGGCATCGTGTCGGAGACGTTCTTCAGCGGCGTGCTGTTCCGCTTCGTCGCTGACGAAGATCAAGTCATCGTCGGACGGTATTTCGCCTGACCCGGTGCCCCCTCGGGCATGTGTTTATTGGTAAATATAGGAGTGACAATGGCTAACAGAATCCCGACCCGCATCGCCCCGTCGGTGCAGAACCTCATGTCTATCAAGGACGTGACGGAAGAGGACGCTATCAAGATCCGCCACATCTGGCACACGGTGGGTAACCGCCCCATCGCAAGGCAGCGCATAGACGGGGTGCTCCGCACCAGCGGCGTGGAGTTCCTCGGACACCACAAGCGGCGGCATCTGCCGGTGTGGTGCTGCAACGCGGGGGATATCTACGCCACCACGGTGGTGTTCATGGGCCCGGTGATGCGCGTCGCCTGCTTGGGCGACTACGAGGTGTGACATGCCATCATGGCACCAACTCAAGGCGGGGCTTCCCAAGCTCAGCCACCCCACGCAGTGGTCGAGCTACAACCCGACCGGACACCTGTCGGTGATGCGCCACGCATCGCACGACGAGTGCGTCGAGTACTGCAAGCGCACGGGGGACATCCCCGTGGCACCGGACAACTTAAACCCCGCCCGCAAGGGCGCGAAGGACTGACATGACAAACACATGCCCCCGGTGCGGGGACGACATCGACCCCCGGCGTACCGCCCTCGGCTACCGCCTGTGCCTATGGTGCGGGGAGGATGAGGCCAAGGCCGAGCGCAAGAGCTGGACGGTGCTCACGCCCCACAAACAAGGGCCTATGTTCTTCACCTCGGACTTCGCACGCGAAGCGGCGAAGGGCATCAACAACAAGGGCGGTATTTACCGGTAAACGAAAGGACACCATGAAGATCAAGACATCAGACCTTATCGGCCCCGCCCTCGATTGGGCGGTGGCGAAGTGTGAGGGGCCAGACTCTGTGGCCTCTTGTTATTACGACGACGACCAGCCCTTGTGGCTGGAGGAAGCGCCGATCCCAGAATGGAAACCATCCACCGACTGGTCCCAAGGTGGGCCGATCATCGAGCGGGAGCGGATCGACGTGACATGGCACATCGACCATTGGACCGCTATGTGGTGGGCAGACAACTCCGGCATGGCCAAAGATCAGGCACAAAGATTCAAACACAATCGCCAGCATTCGGGCCCCACGCCCCTGGTAGCGGCTATGCGCTGCTATGTGGCAAGCAAGCTCGGCGGCATCATCGACATCCCGGAGGAACTCAAGTGATCATCAACATCGAAGTCACCGACACGTTCGGACATGAGCCCAACTACGGTTGGTGCAGGCGTGCCACGCTCGAAGCCCCTGACGCCTTGAGCAGGTACAGCATCGTCAGGCGTGCCAAGCACGCCGTAGGTTGGACGGGCAAGCGCACCGTCACCGTCGATCATGGCGACATGATCGAACTCCGCCCGCACGGGGAATGCCTCGTGTGTTTCATCACGTTCAACTGACAACCCCGCCCCTTCGGGGGCATCACCGGAGAGTGAAATGCAATCACCGAAGAACATACATGACGCACTGCGTCACATCGACAGCTTGCTTGCCGATGTCATGCGCACGGTAGACACCTACACGGAGCCGCTCGCAAACCGTCCCGAAGAACTCATCCACGTCAACGCTGCCACTGCCGACGCACGGCTGCTGGCCCTGTGGGTGCGTGATCAACTGAAAGTCAAGGAGTAAGTCATGAAGATCGACATCACCACCGCCGCCATGCTCGGCTCCCTGAACATCAGCGTGTGGGAAGCACGCATTCAAGACAAGCGCACCAAGGACGAGGTGCTCGCCAACAAGGGTGCCAAGTCCAAGAAGGCCGCGTCCGTCAGCAAGAACCTGTTCAGCGAGTGCCCTGAACTGGAGGCGATCAAGGCCTTGCGCAGCGAGGCCCGTGTCTGGTTCAACTCCCACACCTTGCCGTGGGATGACAACGGAAACAGGCTGATCACCACGAGGCAGTACCTCGACGTCGTGGGCAAGGCGGCGGAGTACGAGTCCAAGTTCGACGGGTTGGTGCGGGCCTTCGTGTCCACCTACAGCACAGCCATCAGCAAGCAGGCCTTCGAGATGGGCTCGCTCTTCGACCGCAGCGAGTACCCGCTGGCCGACGAGGTGGCGGCGAAGTTCCGCTTCGGGCTATCCCTCAGCCCACTGCCTTCGTCGGGCGACTTCCGGGTCGACATCGGCCACGAAGCTCAGCGGGTACTCGCTGAGCAGTACGAGCGTGCCACGGCAGAGCGTGTGGCTGGTGCGGTGCAGGACACGTGGAACAGGGTGCGAGACCAAGTGTCTTGGGTCCGTGAGCGGATGGAGGCGGTGCTGTCTTACAACCCTGACGAGATCGAGGAGGTCCCCACGACCGACGACACCGGCACGGTGGTGTCGGTGGAGATTAAAAAGCGTCGCCGCCCGAAGCTCTACGACAGCATGTTGGAGCAGGGCCTTGAGCTGTGCAAGATGTTGAGTGATCTCAACGTCACCAACGACCCGCGCCTTGAGGAAGCGCGGCGTGATCTGGAGCGGGCGCTGACCCGCGTCGACATGGACTCGCTGAAGGAGAGCCCTGAACTCCAGCGTGCCACGAAGCAGGCGATGGACGACATCCTCGACAAGTTTGCTCTTTGAACTCCAACCCCGCCCCTTCGGGGGCTTTATTGATAAACGTGTTTAACACAGGAGAGTCTATGTGAACCACGGCTTCTGGTACATGGCTGAAGCCGCTATGCACGGCGACGGCGACGGCGACGGCAACGGCTACGGCTACGGCAACGGCGACGGCGACGGCAACGGCTACAGCCACGGCGACGGCTACGGCTACGGCTACGGCGACGGCGACGGCAACGGCCACGGCGACGGCGACGGCCACGGCTACGGCTACGGCTACGGCTACGGCCACGGCCACGGCTACGGCTACGGCGAACAGGCTGAGACTTTTTAACCAAACGAAAGACACCAAATGCAAAACCTCGGATTCCAACTCGCTATTGTTGACAATGGCTTCGTGTATGTCGGCAACATCATCCGCGACGGTGAGTATTACGCCATCACTTCATGCCACAATGTCCGCAAAGCGGGCACGACGAAAGGCTTCGGACAACTCGCCATCGAAGGGCCGCTGAAGGATACGGTACTGGACAAGTGCCCCACCGTGCTGGTGCCCGTCAATCGCCTCTGCCACTTCATCGCTTGCAACGCTGATGCGTGGAGGACTTACATGTGAACCACGGCTTCTGGTACATGGCTGAAGCCGCTATGCACGGCGACGGCTACGGCGACGGCTACGGCTACGGCGACGGCCACGGCTACCGCTACGGCAAACAGGCTAAGACTTTTTAACCAAACGAAGGAACATCATGAAACTCAGCATCAACCAATGCGCCGCCGCTATCAACGCGGTCGGTCAGCACACCACCGTCCTGATCGAGGGCCCATCGGGCTCGGGCAAGTCTTCGATCCTCGGCATGCTCAACCTGCCGACGCACCGCAAGGTCTACATCGACTGCACGCAGATCGACGTGGGTGACATCCAGATCCCGTCGGTCAACCACGCCATGGGGACCAGCACCTTCTACCCCAACGAGGTGTTCGGTGTGCACGGCGAGCAGCCCGTCGTCATCTGCCTGGATGAGTTTGGCAAGGCTCCGAGGTCAGTTCAGAATGCCCTCCTCCCTGTCGTGCTGGATCGCCGTGTCGGTACCCGCCCGCTGCCCGCTGGCTCGGTGGTGTTCGCAACCACCAACCTCAGCTCCGAGGGTGTGGGTGACACGCTCCAGCTCCACGTCCGCAACCGCATGTCGGTGATCGCGATGCGCAAGCCCACCGTCGAGGAGTACGTCAACTACTCGCTGGCAAACGACGGCAACCCTGCCGTGCTGGCGTGGGTGCAGGAGACGCCGCAGACCTTGGCCGACGACGACACCGTGGCCAACCCGGACCAGAACCCCTACATCTGGCACCGCAAGGACCCGAGCCGCAAGGCCTTCTGCTCTCCGCGCAGCATGACCGCTGCCGGTCGCGTGCTCAACGACGCCGAGCACCTCGACGACGACACCATGCGGGGCCTGCTCGCTGGCCTGATCGGCGCTCGCTCCGCCGCTGACCTGCATGTGTTCGTGCAGATGGGCAACAAGCTGCCCTCATGGAAGGCCATCGTGACGAGCCCGCTCCAAGCCCCGGTGCCCGACACGCCGACGATGTGCATGATGCTGGTGCACCGTGCGATCACTCGCACCACAGAGGACACGCTCGACGCGGTGATGGTGTACATGAAGCGCTTGCCGATGGAGCTGCAAGCAGTGTTCGTCAACCAGTTCCTGCGTATCCCGCAGCGTGCCAAGTTCGCTGCACTCAACAAGTCATTCACCAACTGGTGTATGGCTAACAACTGGATCATGGGCTGACATCAACCGGGGGCTATGGCCCCCACAACTCTAGGAGAACTGACATGTTTGACATCAACACCGCCATCAACACCGCCATCGCTGCCGCCGTGGCCGAGGCAACCAAGCCCCTGATCGAGCGCATCGCTGCGCTGGAGACCAAGCTGGCCGAGGCTGCGCTCTTCGAGCGCACCACCGAGGTCACGGTTCCCGTGGACGAAGTCAGGATGGTCGAGGCCCTCAACTCGCAGGAGTGGTTCTGGGAGAAGGTGTCCCGGTACATCACCAACAACAGCGACATCGCCGTCGATGAGCTGCACAACATCAAGGAGCGGTTGGAGAAGATCGAGGGCCACGAGGATAACGTGTACCACTTCGACAAGGGTGCGGTTACGTTCTTGATCGCCGAGGCCATCGACAACCACATGGAGCAGGCCAACCACTTCGACGAGGACGACATCAACTCCCTGATCGAAACGGCCATCGAGAAGCACGAGGAGGACAGCACGCACGGCGACGAGGACAACATCGAACGACTCGTTCGGAAGATGCTGCGCAGCGCGAGCATCAGCATCGACCTCTGACATCAACCCGCCCCCTCACGGGGGCTCTGAAGGAGAACCACATGAACACCCAACTCACCACCGCACGCATCGGCCCCTGGACCGTGCGTATCGTCTTCAAGGGCGAGCACTACGGCCTGGATGGGGGGCAGCTCCACGAGCGGGACGAGCCCCTCGTGGAATTCCACGACGCCGAGCAGGACATCGCCACGTTCGGCCCCTTGGGCCAGTTCGTCAACCGCTACTTCATCACCACACTGCTGAGCCGCAAGCACCCCGGCATGTCGCTGTGCCTGCACGGAGGGTATCCGAACGACTGGACCGTGTCCGGTGAACACATGGCGCTCATCGAGCGCTGGCTTGAGTTGCAGAGCATCTACAACGAAGGAGTCTAACCATGCTGACAGCAGAAGAGCGCATCACCAAAGCCCGTAGCAAGATCATGCGCGACGAGCGCTTCACCGCCATCTCACCGATCCTGATGGTCGGTTCGTGGCAAGTGGTAGACGACATACCCACTGCGGCAACCAACGGGCGTGATGTCTTTTACGGCCGAGCCTTCGTCAACCAGTGCGACGACAGGCTCTTGCGCTTCGTCGTCTTGCATGAATACTTCCACGTGATGCTCATGCACATGACGACGTGGGCCAAGCTCGACAAGGACGACGCGCAACTGTCCAACATTGCCAAGGATATGGTGATCAACAACATGCTCAAGGCGATGGACCCGGGCGGGCAGTTCATCACCATCTGGGAGAACGCGTACTGTGACCCGCAGTACGATGGGCTCGACACCGGTGAGGTGTACAAGCGGCTCAAACAACAGGCCCAGTCCAAGCCGCAAGGCGGCGGGGGCAAGGGGGACAACGGCCCCAAGGGTCAACAGTTCGACCAGCACCAGCCTGCGGCGGGCGATGGGGACGGCGAGGGTGACGGCGAGGGTGACGGACCCGCACCCCTGACTCAGGCCGAGGCCGAGGAGGTGGCCAAGGCTGTCGACAACGCGCTGCGCCAAGGGGCGCTGATCGCAGGCAAGACGGGTGCTGGCATGTCCCGGGACATTGCGTCTCTCCTTGAGCCTGTGGTGCCTTGGCAGGACGTGCTGCGTGACTGGCTGACCAACACCGCCAAGGGCGGCGACCTGTCGACGTGGGCTCGGCCCGCTCGACGCTGGCTCGGGCAGGATCTCTACCTGCCATCACGGTACACAGAAGCGGTCGACCGCATCGTCATCGGCATAGACACCAGCGGCTCCATCGACGACGAGCAACTCCGCCGTGCACTGAGCGAGGTCGCCGCAGCTTGCGAGGCCGTCTCTCCACAGATGGTCGACGTGATCTACTGGGACTGGGCAGTCGCAGCGCATGAGTCCTACGAGGGCGAGCGGGTGCAGGACATCGTCAAGGCGACGAAGCCCAAGGGTGGCGGGGGTACCGACGTGCGGGCCCTGTTCAACTTCATCGACCAGCGGGGGCTGAACCCCAACGCGGTGATCGTCTTCACCGATGGCTACACGCCGTGGCCTGCGGACCTCAAGCACCCGACGCTGTGGTGCATCAGCACCAAGGGGCTCCGCGCCCCGGTGGGGGAGACGCTGTATGTCCCAGCCTGATGGGCCCGTCCCCGGGCTCCGCCCCGGGCGGGAGTGGGTACTTACAGCCCGCACTCGCCCACGGAAATACGTGTTGTTTGAATACCACAAAGAACCGGATGGTATTGAAGAGGGTAAGTGGCTGGCGACACTGACACACTCTGGCTTTCTCGACGGCTGGTTTGTGTCAGCGTTCTTGAACGGCGGCATTCAATGGCAAGTCAGACTCAGAGAGTCTGACGATCCACCCTTTGAGTTAGCGGAGGTACTTTATGACGCAGTGTGTTGACATGCCCAAGGCCCTCGGTGAAGGGCGAAGCTGGCACCCTGTCGAGGACAAGCTCGTTGAAGCCTACAGCCTGTACATACCCTACATCATGCCGGAGGGGTATGGCACGGCTAAACAACAAGCGGTGCTGGCACGCATTAAGGGGGAGCCTGGGTGGACTCTCACCACAACGCCGCGCTGGCCCTCGGACATGACGTGCCAGATGAAACTCCCACCGAGCGAAGACCCACCGTTCCAATTAGCGGAGGCACTGTATGACGCTGCTAAGTGACACACTAAGACCCAACAGACTCTGGGTCGACTTCGGAGGTGCAGGCCTGCTGGCCTACGTACTGCGAGAGTCGGTAGACGGAGGACCCTACAGAATGATTGCCGAGATCAGTAGGAAAGCAAACACACCGTGGAAGGTAGAGGCAATACTACCCAACAACACGTTGTGGCAAACGACCATCGACGTCGAAGCAGCGCCGTTCAAGGTGGTCGAGGCGTTGTATGACGCGGTCAAGTAAGCCCCGGCGCGGACCGGGTGT